ATTTTTTTTGAAATAAACGTGACAAATATAATGCTACACGTAATATTAATATAAAATACGGGTATGAAATGGACTGAATTTATAAAAAGAATACAGTATACATTCTAAAAGACTGTATTGTATATAGAGTATTGCATACAAGAAGCTTTATATACATATTGGCTAGCGTATGCAAGTTGGCTCTAGTGTTACGTCTGCATAACAGCTTTTATTGGCGTTCTAAGGTATGGGGCATACAAATTATCAAGGGATAGGCTTGAACGTGTTAGAAGGGCATTTACAGGCGTGTAACAGGCAAGGCGTGCGTAAAGGATAGGGCGTAACAGAATAATAAACGCATAATAAAAAGCGTAACAGCTGGAAATGCTGAAACGCTTGTATAAGTTCTATACTATCTTTATATATATACTTACTTATTGGATTTAAGTTTAAATTTAATCTTAATACCTTTTTTCTTTTTCTTTATACCTAATTTTTGTTGTGTCATACTTTTTACCATTTGTAATATTTCATTTTCATATTTATCCCCAGCTTCTTCATACTGTCTTTTTCTTCTTTTACATTCAGCTTCTGCCACTCTCATATCTGTGTTACGTAACGCCTGTTGTAACCCTTCGGGTGTGTTATATTTTTGAAACAATAATTTTACCTTTTCAAGTATGTCAGTTTCGCTTAAAGAAGTTGCCATTACGTAATGATTTTCCTTTAAACGTATTTGAAACATTTCGCCCTCACGATAAATATAATAAGGTTGCTCCTCTAAAAACATCTTTGATACTATTACTTTCATATTCTCAATCTCCTTTGCGTTTTATTTAATTTTTATAACATAAGTGTAACACGTAACGTTACACGTGACAAGCTACCAAATTTATATGTTACACCGTTACGTTACATCGTCACATTACACCATGGCACTGTTACGTTACACTGTAATGTTACACCTTTCCACCCTGTCATGACACCTATTTTTTAAGCATGACACTCTACCTTCCCTACCCTAGTGTCACAAACCTTAATGAATTAAAGTGTTACACCCCGTACACCCCTGTCATGCTTTACCTTTTAAAGTGAAATGGGTAATCCTTTGATTATTTACCCCTATAAAAATAGCTCCTTCACTTTATTTTTTAAAGTGCGACACCCTGTGTCCATACCTCCTGCTTGACACCCAAATCGTATACCTCTAGCCTAATGTAGTAGGCTTTTAAACACTATTAATACAGCATGTAACTATTACATAGTAGAATAGTAAAAAGTAATAGTTAGACACTTAAATACACTAATATAAAAGAATGTAGGTTCTCTATCTCTCTATATATCTATCTCTATTATAAATATATTACACTTTACCCGCGAAATTTTATTTTTGTGACAGCATAGAAAAAGGGTATATTAAGCGATAACTTAACTACCCTCTCTATATATCTTATAGTATTACCTTATAAAAGCTACTTATTTATTCGCCCATTTTTGGAAAATGTAACGGACATATGCTATGTAACAATCCTCATTCTCTTGTATATATTCGGATAAAGGACAGTCACGACAACCATACTCCTTATGGTATTTAGTACATAATAATAAAGTAGCCTTCTTTATATCAGCTATTAATTCTCTTTCACCTTTTGTTTTTCTTCTATTTGGCACGTTTCTTCAACCCCTTCTTTTTAGGTGTTACACCTTTATCAGCGTTTAATTGTTTTAATCCTTCTGTTATATCATCTACTTTTTGTAATAAATCTTTTTTCATTACTTCCATTCTTGCTGTATAAATATCTATTGCCTTTTGTTTGTCATGCGAATAAACGGCGTCACGTGACACTATATAACAATCTAAATCTGCTTTACTTAATCTAGTCCAAAATGTACCACTTATTACATACTGTTTCTCTGACTCCTTTTCTATTTTTATTTCTGTTACTGTCACATTCTTTATGCAACCTATGTGTCTTACTTCATATAATTTTTTGCTCATTTTCTAACCTCCTTGATTTTTTGCTAAAATAATGCTACCCTTATATTGAGTAGACATATATAGCCAATATTTATTACTCATTTAACCTTATAATTTTGTACTAAGTGTACCTAATGTTTTTTCTCCTTTCGTTTTCATTAGGTACACTTTTTACTTGTTTATTTAAATTGTAGTAATGTTTTTACCTTTTTCTTACGTTTAAATGTTACAGGTCTTACTACTTCTCTTTCTTCTTCTACCTTTACGTTTCTAACTTCTTCTGCTGGAATATCCAATCTCTTACACGCTTGTCTTATATACCCTTCAATGTTTTGTAGGTTACTTACTATGAAATCCACTTTTGGTAACATGGCTTTATACTCAAAATATGTTATTTCCTTATTGTTATATCGTTCTTCTAAAGTATCTTCTACTTCTTTTATATATTGTTGTACTTCTATATATTCATTGACTGCTTTCTGTACTGCTATTCTTAGTTCCTGTTCACTCATTAACTTAATTTCCATAAAATCTTTTCTTGTCTTTCTATACATATTTATCATCCCTTCATTTATATATTTGTATGTTTTACTTATTAATACTTACATTGTAACACACTTATAGACAAAAAAATAGTAGGTTATGTAGTACCGTTCTACATAACCTACCAGTTAATTATTGAGTAGTTCTAAAAAAATTATTTTGCCAGTCATAAAAATATTTACCAAATAATTGGGGAGATTCTACTATTTCATAAAATTCACAGGGGAGTGTGTTATTATGAAATTCTCAAGCAGAATGTGAAAAATGAAAGAAATCATCCTTTACACTAAGGATATATAATCCTTAGTTATCAAATAATTATCTTTACAATATAATTATATGTTCACCCTAAGATGTTGTCAAGTAACCTATTCTTTAACTTCTTTACCATCTACCTCTATTGCATTATCTTTATCCAATTTCTCTTTTTCTGCCATTATATCTGTTACGTCATCATCATTATCTTCTGTTGCTGACTTCATATCTTTAAATAATTCTGCTAGAATACCTCCACTTGCTCCAGCATTACTTACTTGTGTAACAGTTTCTCTGCTTCCGTCACTTCTTACGGTATGTGTTTGTTTTATTACCTCTCTAGGTAAATTTAAGTTTAAGTTCGCCATTTGATTTAACATTTGCATATTTTGAGATATTAAATTGGTAACAATGTTATTAGGTAAACCTCCATCAAGCATTTCAAATATAGATGCTCTTTGTAGTCTGTCTAAGTTCATTTCTACCATTGATGCCATTGCATCCATTACATCTTCTTGGTTTCGTGTATCGAATCTATTAAACATCTTTTTGAAAGCACACACCATACCTTGCTTATATTCGGGACAAGTTTGAGCCGAATAACAAGTGTCACAAAATAGTTTAGGGTATTTCTTTGAGTATATCTTTTTAGGTTTACGTACAGCTTTTTGCCCTTTTAAAAATCTTCCCTGTGCGTCACGTACGGGAACAATGTCTAAATCTTTAAATATTTCGTCATCCAATTCATCAATTTCGGGTGCTGTTCCATCTTCTTTAGGTTTGGGAAGAAGTCCACTATTTGCTAGAACATACTGTAATTCATCCTCTGTCATATCTTCATAATCGTATTCTTCTTCTTCCATGTAATGGTCACGTTCTTTAGCTTGTCTGTCAAATCCTGTACCATACACTAATAATTTATCATTTTTACCTTCAACACATTCTGTAAAGAATTCGCATAAATCTTTTACCTTTTGCTCATTATCTGTTACAACAGTGTTTACCCATTGTGTATGGGCTTGGTGTATGTAATCATCATTATAAAATTCGTCCCTAAAGTCTGCATACTTATCATCATCCCAATTTATAAATATTGTAACATCTTGTATCATCACCATTAAGTCTGCTAAAGGTAATTCGGAATTTATATTTAATTTCTTCGCCCAATCTGTGGCATCTGTAGGGGCTTCTAAGCGTAGCCAAGTAGGGTCGGGGAAAGTAATGTCACTAATACTTTGTACCTGTGATTTAGGCTTTAACCAGTACATTCTAGGACGTAATTTTGTATCAATGTATTTTTGAGCTTCCAAAAATGCTTTTATATTTGCTTTAATTACTTCTGCTGTGTCCTCTTCTAGTAACTTCTGTTCATCTAATCCTAGTTCTACTAATTTACTGAGATATTCCCCTTTCCATTTTTCTTTTTTAAGACGTGTCATCTTAGTACCAGTCCAGTAGTTTATTTCACCATACTGTAAGCCTACTAACCATGTAGTTGAGTCGGAAGTATAAAAAGGCACTTTAGTTAACATAGATGTACGTGTCATACCAAACCCATGTACTAAAGTATTATATTTACTTGCTACGTTTAATTTTGCAATGTATTCCTGTAAATCTATTGCTTCCCCTTCGGTATTTACAGAAGAAAACCCAACATAAGGGTAACGTTGACAATATTGTTCCCATGTCAGACTAGAGTTTTGATGCCAAACAAAGCATACAGGTATTCCTGTTTCAAGCATGAAAGGTTCAAAGTATTTGTTATACCATTTACTTACAACATCTGCTCCAACTAAGTTTTCAAAGTCGAAGGAAACAATGGCATAAATATATTCTCTATTTTTCTTTGCCCAATTTAAATAATTTTTTAGGTGATTTTCCCAATAGTCTATGCCATAATCTTGATATTTTAAATCATTTTGATAAGTATGTGCCCCACTATCTATAAGGAACTTAACATTCTTCCCTTCGTAACGTGACATACTTATATGTTTTTCCTTAATGTAATGGTATGACATAAGAAAATCACGAATACCCATGTTATACAATAAGTTAAAGTATTGTTCATTTTCTACACCCGAATATATCATACGGAAAGGTCTGTCATAATCCATTACCTCTCTTAAATCTGTACATTTATTTTCTGTTACAGGCGTTTCTTCCTTTGTTACTTTTAATACTTTTTTCTTCTTTATTTTCAACTTTTTAGCCATAATGTAATACCTCCTTAATTAATTCTGTTACATTCTGTCTATCCCTATCTGTTACAGGTTTTATTTCGTCATGTGTAACTTTATGTATCATACCTAAATAATGTCTATGTGTATAATGACAATATCTGCATAAAGTTTCATCTACTAAATCCAGCCCACTTTCAAAAGCATAAGCTGAACCATGTACAATGATAGCACCTATAGGCATCTGTAATGTAAAATAGGCATACATACGTTCCATGAACATTTGGGTTAAAGACGGAATACCAAAATTAAAAATTGGAAATACAAAGATAAGGGCATCATAAGTATGCAATCTATCTAATACCTCTGATATATCATCTTTACGTACACACTTTTTAGTAGTAACACACCCTAAACATTCATTACACCCTGTAAATTTTAAGTTGTGTAATGTTACAACATCTACATCTAATTTCCCTTTAGCTTCTTGAATAAATAACTCTGTCATATATTTTGTATTCCTTCTTTGTTTAGTCTGACTTCCGTTTATTAATAATACTTTCATGTTACACCCCTAATCTATAAAATATGTAGTAGTTGTGTTACTTTTACCTCTGACACCCCTACACTCAACGCATGTGTGTGTTGTGTCATATAATGTAACACGTACATTCTTTCCACCTGTTATCTTTTTAATGTAACGGCAAATTTCTACTGTAAGATTTTCCTGTGTTTGTGGTTGTTCACTAAAGAAGTTTACTATTCTGTTAAACTTACTTAACCCTAAAATCTTTTCAGCTGGTGTATATTCTATTCTACATTTACCAAAGAAGGGTAGTAAATGATGCTCACATATTGAATGGAACTCCATTTCACAAATTACTGGAGAAGCTGTCCCCTCTATAGGTGCTGGATTAGGAAATGCCTTCATCACCTTATCTAACTCCTTAATATCTTTAGGTGCAAATACCTCATTACACCAAAATTTTGCAATTCTATGTGGAGTATCTATGTTACGTTCTGTTATCTCCACACCTAATACACTATATATTTCATCTATTAACGCTTCCACGTGTTTAATTTTATCTGTCATCTTATCTACCTCCTTATATCTTTATACTCTTATTATAGCAAAAAAATAAGCACTGGACGAATCCAATGCTTACCTGTACCTAGTATACTTAATCTTATGCTCTAGGGTTTCTATTTCTGTTTCTGTTGTTTCTACCAGTAAGAACGTTTCTTACAGCTCTGTTTGGTACATTTTCTATACCTAAGTTTTGTAATCTACCTCGTTCTCTACTAACTTGAGCACCAGTTGGACCTTCTGCAAATACTTTAAACATACTAGCACCTCCTATGGTTTTTATTTGGAGTAGGGTATCATCGTGACACGCCTTCGCATTACCAAAAAACAGTGACGTGTACTTCTTCCTCCATACCTATAGTATAACATGCTAATTGTTGAAAAAGCAACGAATTTTGTCTAAATTTTGGTATAAATTTAAATGTTGTGTTTTACCTTTATATAATAAATCTATAAGTTTTTCACGTTTTACATTCCCTGGGCTTATTTTGTCATACTCTTTACACGCTACTTGTGAACCACACCCTAATAAAAATCCGTCACTTGTTACAGTAATTTGATTATAGTATGCCATGCAATATTTTTCCATGATAATGTGTAATTTATCAGTTATGTTTATTGTGCCATAATCTTCCACTAAATCTAAATATGGTTTAATATCATCTTCTGTGGCTTCCCAATAATATTTCTTAGTTAAACATACAGTTAAATCTACAGGATATTTACCTTCTACAGCGTTATCTAATATTTCTGCCCAATCTTTACAGTCTAATTCTTGTATAGCATTTTCCTTTGCATTACCTAAAGGAGAAACAGCTCGAGCATATACTTCTTTAACACCAAATATTCTTAGATTTTGTAAGGTTTCCTCAAACATTGGTAAATTCTCTTTACATAAATCCATTGTTATCTGATAGTCTATTCCGTTCACTTGTAATAAGCCTAAGTTATCTAATATGTGTTTCCCTGTGTTACGTAATTGTGTATTAGTTAAAGAATCCACGCTTAAAAATACTTTTCTTAATCCTTTACATTGTCTTAAATTTTCAATGTACTTTTTAATATTAACCCCATTTGTAACAATGTCATATGTCATGTCTAAATTATCCATATAAGGTGTAAGTAAAAATATGTCAGAGTTAAATAAAGGTTCTTTACCACTAATGTGTACGTGATTTATTCCTATTTCTTTAGCTTGTTGTATTACATCCTTAAACTGATGTAAATTCATATCTTCTTCTACTGTTTTTTCAAACCCGTAAAAACAATGCTTACAAGTAAATTGACACTCATTATTTATTAGTAACCTCATTTCTACTATAGGAGAATGTATAAAACATTCCTTGTAATTAGGGGTATCTTTAGGGTCTTCCCACAATAAATTATTAATGAAATATTCGTACATATTACGTAACATTTTGCAGTCATTACATTCACCACAAGGTTTTCCATCTACAGGTGTATTACAAGAGAAAAAATCGTCCTGTGTAATATGATAGTGTCTAGCATATATAGCTAAAGATGCCTTGCTCTTAGTTAGGAATGGAGTTATAATTTGCATCCCTTTACACTCTAACATATTGTTCAATCCATTTATAAATTCTTCGGAACAGTCAAAATATGACGCTTCTTCCCCATTATCTATTATTGCTAAGGCTATAGTGTCATAACCAAATTTTTCTGCATAGGCTACAGCATTGGCAATAAATACAAAATTTCGCATAGGAACATAAGCATCCTCTTTCATGTCTACAGTGTCCCATATGTGGCTACTATCTACGTGTATCATACTAAATTTCATACCCAACTTATTTGTCACATCTCTAGCACATTTCCATTCTTCTTGTAACATAGGTTGTGACCAATTCATAAATAAAGTATCTATTTGAGTGTGTGGGTATTCTTCCTTTAAATAATGTAACATTACAACACTATCGAATCCTCCACTATTTAATGCTAATATCTTTTTCATTTTTACCTCCTTGATTAAAAAAATAGGCAGACTATAATAGTCCACCTATTCTTGTTACTATTCTACGTTAAACACCTTATGAAGTTGAGTTTGGAAATGAATATGACGTTTACTTATCCATGGCATTTTAGTATTTAATGCCCAGTTTATTACTTGGTGTATAATCTTTTCATCTGTACCATACAAAGGACTAAGTAAAACTTCAAAAGGAAATCCTACATAGTTTTTTTTCATATTACGTTCCATTACATCAAAAGCATATACTACATCTGATAAATTTCCAAAACATATCTTAACTTCATCCTTATATTTTAAAAATTTTAAATTATCCCTTGTTATATCACTGATACACCCATTTAAAATATTTGCAGAAGGAACTTTAATATCCATTATTACATTGTAGCTTCTACTTTTGGAAGGAATAGGTAAAGTTCCATTTGTTTCTATATAAACTGTGAAACCCCTCTCTGATAAATATTCGGCTAGTACATCTACTTCCTTACTATATACAAGAGGTTCACCTCCTGTTATACATATATCTGTAATTTCATGTTCTTTTGCCATATCCATTACACGTTTAACTATGCTATTTAAGTCTAATCTCACATAAACTTTGCCCTCTTGTGGTGTGTCACAATAAACACATCTTACATTACATCCGTATGTTCTAATGAATATTGTAGGAACTCCCGAATGTGTTGTTTCACCATTTATTGTATAGAATATTTGGGTAATAGGTAAAGAACCTTTTAATTCAGTCATTATTCTAAACCTCCGTCATATTCTACAAAAGAACTTGGAGTTTCATATAATTTAACACGTTCTAAAACAACTCTGCCTTTAAACGCTTCATCTATTACTGGGTCTAACATTTCCCATATCTTAACTGCGATATTTTCGGCTGTAGGGTTAAAATCCAATACTTGGTTCAGGTCTTTATGGTCTAGTTTATTTATTACATATTCCTTTACTATCTCTTTAAGTAGTTTAAAGTCTATTACAAATCCGTCTTTAACTTTACCAAGTAACATGATGTGTAAATGGTAAGTATGACCATGTACATTAGCACAAGCTCCGTCATAGTTTAGTAAATGGTGGGCAGAGTCAAAAGTAAACTCTCTACCTATACGCATTACCTTTTCATCAAAAGGGTTTATACTTGGTTCTTCTATTTTTTTATCCCCTATAACTGAAACATTACTACAAAATTCTTCTAAAGCATCCATTAACATATTTACTGCGTTATCTGTCATACCATTTGGTAATTTTATCTTTATTATTCTTTTATTATCTTGCATCTTTATATTCCTCCTTAATCACATCTTACTTTAAATTTTATTAATGTTTTCTCTGACCCATTTATTTCAGTTGAGCCAAAACCTGTTACGAAAGATAAATCGTAACCTTTACTAGCTAATATTCCTCTTGCACTTGTTAGTGCTTTTACAGCTTGACTTATAGCTGACGCTCCGATTGCATGAAGTTCAACTTCCTTATCATCTTCTATAGATAATACTATACTTCCAGCAAGTTTGGGTACAGCACTCTTTCCAGCAACTTTTAATACTATTTTTTCTTTCTCCATTTAACTTCACCTCCTAATGGTATTATAACACATTAGTAACGTAATATCTTTATTACCTTTGCAACAACGTCTTCGGAATTTAGATAGCCATATTCTCTACTGTCATATGACATAGAGGGATTATCTCCTAAAATGTAACATAACATCTTTCCATCTTTAAATTCTAAATCGTGAACTCTTTTAATGACTCTTAAAGTTTTGCCTTCGGGAGTAATGCGTTTAAACACATAAACTTCTCCTTCTTCTATCTCTAGGTTATTAACACGTTCTGTTAAAACGATAGAACCATCATCAAAAGTAGGGTACATGGATAAACCACACACTAAACAAATTGGGTGCATATAAAACCAACGTACTATGAAATAAACTAGCCAAAGAACAAATACCCCTAGTACAATATATTCAATCATCTATTTCACCTACTTTATTTTGCCAAGGTTCAAAGTTTTCTATTTGATGTAATAGATGCTCGGCATTTCCATCAAAACAAATTCCCCTGTCATCTATATACATAACTGCTGGTGGTTTACCATTTGTTACATAATCTACTTTGATGTCATGCTTTTTAAGATAATCCTTTATAGCTAATAAGCCTGTTGTTTCATTACATCTTGAAGAAACAACTACCACTTTATACTCTTTTCGTAATTTGTCTATTACTTCTTTAATTCCCTTCACTGGAGGGTCGGGGATAATAGCATGCCCTTTCCAACCACTTGTGTAAGAGTGTATCACTCCGTCAAAATCAAATACTATTGTAGGTTTCTTAAACTTCATTATCAATCACCTTTACCCTTTCTAATGATACATTTTCAAGTGTACCATCTTTAAATGTAACTGTTGCATACGCACCTAGAAAATTATGGTAAGTATTTATCATGACACCTTCTCTTTTAGCTTCACAGTCCTTACAGCTTTCCACTTGATTATACTCTTGTTGTATGTTTAGGCACATCCTACATTGGCTAAGGCTAGGTTTTACTTGAACCTTAATGTTCATCTTTATTCAACTCCTTAACTAATTTGTCACCACATAATTCTAAAAAATGGGGTAAACTAATTGTTACATAATCTCCCATAGCATCTTCTTTTACATGACCATCTTTAATTTGCTGACCTAAGTAAAACACTACTATAGGAATTTTCCCTTTAGGACAGTCACTCTCTGCTTGTTGTAACCATTTTCTCATAGCTACAGCTTTTTGGTTTTTACATTCTATGTGGGCTATAAACTCTTTATCCTCTTCTAAGCACGTTAAATCACCTTTAAATTCTTCGGCTTTATTACTCTTTTTAGCAAATCCTCCCGATTGTGGGGTACGTGTAAGATTAATATTAAGGTTCTCCTTAAATATAACAGCTATCTTACGTTCATACGTTGCTCCTTTGTTCTTGCTTCTCTTTCCTCTTTTACTTGCTTCTTTTTTCTTCTTTCCAGTTATTAATTTCTTCATTGAAAGCACCTCCTTTCTTAATTATAATGGCACTTCCTTCTTACGTAAAGTTTCAATTATGTTTGCACCCACTTTTAAAATTTTGGTAAAAGTGTAACGTTTTACCTTTAAAATATTCATTACATACTCTTTTGTTTCACCTTCCATAAGTAACACTAAAGCCATTTGTAATATTGTTACTTCTGTTTCCTTTAAATACAGTGGTGCTATCTTAACAACCTTTTTTATAAGTTGTGACATTTCTAAATCGTCTTCCATTTCATCTAATTGTGTGTCATACTCTCCTGTAATATCATTGTTATATTCAAGATTAACCTTGTTACGTTTTAAAAAGCGTGACATATTATTTTCCATGCTGTAATAAGCAAAGGTAGTGAACTTTGCACTACCTTTTTTATATTTTAGAGATGCTTCTACTAATCCTAAATTGGCTTGTTGTAAATAGTCATCTCTATCCTTAATTTCATGCTCATTACAGAATTTGTGATGTAACGCCTTAGCATAATCAAGATTATTCAGTATTAATTGCTCCTGTTCATGCGTCATTATACACATCCCCTATCTTAAATTACTTAATCTTTTATCTTCGTCAAAATCACCATTACGTCTAGTAATTTCACGTGAAATTAAAAATATCATTTCCTCATATGAAGCTATTGTATTTGCTAACATACTTAACTTTAGCTTCTGATTCCTATACTCTAAGAATTTATCTTTCACCTTTTCATTATTGTTACACAATAATTCTTTAGACTTTTCACTTGCCTTTGGAGCTAACTTTGTGTGACTGTCATACACTTCCACATATGCGTCATAATAAATACGTTTCACATCTTCCACTCTCATTTCTTGCCAATTATAAAGAGTACGCATATACGCTTTATTTTGAGTGAAAGCATTTAAATATTTACCTAACTCACGTGACGGAATTTCAGTTAAGTCCGAAGGTAAGGATAAGTAGTCTGTGTCTATCTGTAAATCACCTCCTAAATCTTTAGGTGTAAATACAGTTGCTCCCTGTTCTTTTATTTCATCTGTTAACTTATCCATTAGTGATGCATTTTCTCTCACCTTTTGCATCGGATTTATTTTTTTCTTCTTGCCAACTATTTTCTTACTCATAGCTGTCACCTAATGACGTATTGCGTCATCTAATTCTTGTTGGGTTGGTTCTTCATCCTCCCCGTTCCATCTAAAGAAGTCTTGTAATACTGCATCATCATTATATTGACAGTATTCACAATCCATATCCTCATTTTCACATCTGCCTTCAAATTCACAATTTTTATACATATTATATCCCTCCTTATTTTCTTACGGATGTTTTACCACATACGTTTCTGTAGCTACGTTTCTTATGCCCCTCTTTAATTTCTGTTTCAACACATTCCTTATATTCTGTACTCTCTAAAGCACCCTGTAGCATACGCTTAAATCTCACATCTTTAGTTATACGTAACAAGGATACCAATAAATAGTCATTACATTCTTTTGGTATTTTCCTTGCTATTGCATAGTCAACTATTAAACATGCCTGTTCATACGTATGTACATGTGTGTGACCTTCATTAAAAGGTTTGTATTCGTTATATACCAAATACGGATTTTTATTATTCTTTGAGTAGCACACATGATAGCCTTTTTTTGAGAAAAGATGCTTAGAAAAGTCACCCAAGATATAACACCTCCTAAACTACATAACATTCATTACGATAACTACAAAATCTGCATATGTTACAACTTTTACTTGTACCTTCTCTTGGTGGCACTTTTTTATTTGCCACGTAATAATTAACTTGGTCATAAAAGTCCAGTATGTCACACATTAAATCGTCATCATATTCTATGACAAATTCCTTTAATTCTTGATTATCTTTGTTTTCATAAAGGAAAACTATCCTGTCTATAGGACGTTTAATTGTGTGTAACAAGTTATCTAATTTCAAGTTTGTAATAATATTATGTTGTATTTTTTCCTCTCTAGTATGTTTCTTTCCAGCTTTTAAATGTTGGTATCTACTTCTGTAGAACTCTACCCTATCATCTAAAGAGAATTTAAATTCATCTTCTGTCATGCTTACAAGTTCCTGTCTTCTACATTCTGTACAGTACATATAAATCATAGCCTGTGCAATATGCTCGGGTTTAGGTTCTTTCAACTTCCCAAAGAGGATAGAGTTCATACTCTTTAATTCTAGTATAGCATATTCCTGTTCTGTCATCTTTAAGATACCATCTGTGTGACCTTGTATGTTTGCTTCTGCATCTATGCAAGGACATTCATCCATTACAAGTGAACCCTCTTTTGTTAAGTACTCTTGTATACGTAAGTGCATATGTGTTCCATTGTCAAAAATACGCTGTAAACGTGGGTCTGTAAATCCGTCACTCTCTGCTCCAATTCTTGCATAATATAGAGAACGCATACATTTAAACACTTGTGACGGACTGTTTACATCTACTGCTCTATCGTTGTCTTCCTCATTTGTAGCAAGGTAGTTATCTATTCTAGCTGTAATACTATCCTTGTTATATTTGGAAGAATTAAGTAATTCTTTTACTCCCAACTGTTACACCTCCATTATATTATTTTGTATATCTAAAAAGTAATCCCAAGGAATAATAGATAATTCAATATCCCCAAAATGTACTTCGTGATACCCAAAAGGCATGTCATAAGATAATCTTACACTTTTAGCTTTTTTGTGTAGCATACCTTCTAATGCTTTACCTTTGTTTAAAAAGATAAAATCATCCACTCTAAGTACTGCATAACTTTTCTTTTTTATATCTATACACATTACAGGTATTCTTAATCCGTCTTTTATAGCTTCTTGTGCAATTTTATTCCACGTTCTCACATTAAGAGTGTAATAATTTGTATCTGTATATTTAGCTTCCACTAAATATTTATCATTACGCACATCTGCTTTGCACTGCCATAACGCTCCACTTGCTATAACTGTCTTACCTCCAATTTGTTTTGCAATACGTTCTTCCTGTTTCTTACTCTTTTTCTTTTTTAACATTTTTTACTCCTTTCTTAAATCTACTTAGGTAGTCATTCTTTTCCTCTTTTTCTTTTTTCTCTAAAGCTGGTGGTTGCCAATAGGAACAAAAACAAGTAGTCCCTTCTATAACAATGTCATACTCTGTTACGCTGTCATTTTGACAGTATTCCTCTTTGTCATATAAATCTGCGTAATAAAATCGGCAGTTGTTACAATGCCTTACGTAACGTGCCTTTTTACGTAATGATTCTTCAACAGGTTTGTAACCTCTAGTAAACATTACTCTTTAGTTCTCCTTTCTATCTCAAGTATCTGTTCTTTATACTTATCTATTAGCTCGGGATTTGCTCTAAAGTACTCTATTAATTTTTCTAGCCCCTGGAATTTCTTCTCTGTATCTAGTCCTTTATCAATATAGAACCAAGCACCTCCACGTGTAACTAAATTATATGATAGAGCTAACATTATTGCAGACTTAAATGTGTCATTGTACCCTTCTTCAACTCCAGCTATTTCACTATCTACTTGATAGAAGTCAAACTCACCACTTACCATACGTTTGTATGTTTTGTTCTTAACTATTTTGTATTTCACTACTTGACCTACAATTTCTTTATTGTTACCTGTACCTTCTGTTATCCAATCACCTTTACGGAAACGAATATGTACAGAAGTATAAAAGCCTACTGCTCTACCTCCTGGTTCATATTCGGGGTCACCATATGCACCAATCTTTTCTCTAACTTGGTTTATTAAAATTAAAGTACAAGGCATTTCTCCATTACGGGTAAATCTATTATTTATACTTTGGAACTTACCTAAGAACTCTCCAATTAGCTTTTGTTTCACTCCCATTTGTACACTATCTCCTGTGTCACTCTCTAATACTTTTGTGGGTTCGGCTACAGCAACAGAGTCCCATATTATAAACTTAATGCCTTTTTCTTGTAATGACTGCATAAGTTGTGCTACTTCTTCTAAAGATGAAGGGTTAGAGTATACCATGTCATCTGTATCAATACCTAACTGTTGCAAATATGCGTTATCTAAAGTGTTCTCAAAATCCATTAAAGCACAAGGTAATCCCATTTGTTGTGCATTACGTAACATATGCAATGACTGTGTACTTTTAGTAGAAGAATATTCACCACTTATGTGTATTATTCTCCCTATTGGTATACCCCCACCTAAGTCTACATCTAATTGAGGGTCACCTGTTGGTATTCTTTTTATACCCTCTAAACTGTATTCTGTCATATTTGAAGCTGTACTTACTATGTTGTCATCTTTAAATTCCTTTTTAATGCTTTCAAGGATATTTGACACTACACTACTTGTTCCTGTCTTCTTAGGCATTGTTTTCGTCTTTTTTTTCATCTTATAGTCCCTCCCTGTTCATTGAAAAATTGTAAAGGTCTTGATTATTCCAGTTAAAAGGATTAACTAAATGCTCTTTTATGACCTTATTAACAAATTCGCTAAATGTAATGTTTTCTTCTGTCTGTTGTTTATATACATTAAAGGCTGTATACAGTTTTTCATCCACATATACTGTGGTTCTTCTTTTAGTCATTTATTACACCTCCTTCACATCTATTATAAGTATGTCATCAGCTTTTAATCTGCCACATCCTATGTTTCTATTGTATTTAGCACGTATAACACCTACCCACCAGTTATACACTAACATTTTCTTTAAATTTGTATAATCCGTATTTTCTTTTGGTTTACTTGTGTATTCTATAGTGTCTACTACGTTATACCCTTTTAAAGAGTACTTGCACACATATGTTTTATTTCCATATGGAAATCTCTTAGCTAATTTTTCAGCTTTCTTTGCCATTTTTGCTTCTTTATTCTTACCAAACATCTTAACAACCTCCTACGTTTTAACTTTTTATTTATACTTATATTATAGAGAAATAACGTTAAAACGTCAATTAAGTAAAATAACCTTAAAAAATAACCCTTGAAATAAATCAAGGGTTACATCTATTATAGATTATCAAATATTTCTCGTCTTGCGTTCCATTTTAAATCTATAGGAGCTTCACACTTACCACACTTCACTGTAAAGTGTTCTCCATCTACACTACAACTTGCAGTGTAATGTGCATTACAACATCCGCAATTGTATTCTGCAATGTCTAAAGGAAAATCAGAAAGATTCATGGAATGACCACATTTAAATTTGATTATGTCATGTTCACGTCTATTTAACCATGCATATTTCTGACATTTATCTGTACCAGCATCAGCACACGTAGATAATCTGTCACACTCCACGTAACATAAAGAAGGATAAACTTTTGATTTTACTATTTTGCCAATGTCTACAGGTTTAGGTGTTCTAGTAGGTTCTTCTACCCTTTTTACTGTAGGGGGTTTTACAACTACCTTTGGTTTCACTTCATGTACTGCTTTCTTATCCTGTAACAATAGTTTTAATACTTGCAAAACATGTTTTATATCCTCTGTACCTATTGCTTGGGTTTCAATATTAATCTCTTTGTTTGCATCTTTAAATTCTAATCTCATACATCATTCCTCCAATACATTTGTTTAAGTTTAATTAAAGTGTATAAAAAATGGGGTATGCTGTCAAACATACCCACACTATATCAATGCCCGCAAGCATAACTGCTTCCATGTGAAGCCCCAATATCAAGTGCTAAATTTAATAACTTGTCACGTCCAAAAGGATAAATCATACATTCTCGTATTTCTTTTATCGCTTCGTCACAGTTTTCCTTTGGGCAACTAAATAATAGTTCGTCATGTATCTGTACTAACATCTTACACCCTAATTCTTTTAGGCGTTCACTCTTAGCTATATTTATTTGTGCATTTATCATTATGTCAGCACCACTATTATGATTTAATAAACCACTTGCTATATAACTATGGTCCTCTGTAAATATTTCTATGTCCATAGTTGGTAACACACCTAAATATTCTGTCGTAACAATTTTTGTAAATGTTATACCTTTAATCAAATCTAATAATTGTTGAGCCTTTGATGATGTACATAATTGTAACAGATGAAGGCATGAACTTAAACTTCCTCCGTTTGTGTATAGTTTACGTCTTAAAGCACAATCTTTACCTTGTAGATGTAAATTCTCATCATACGTAAGTTGTGCTACGTCCTTGCATAAATTAATAGGTGCATAACTTGTGGAATGTCTATCCATAACACTTAGTAATCGTTGTTGTTTACTCTCAACTCTGAATCCCACTAACTCATTAAATTTGGCATAAGAATCTAATTCTACAAAAACTCTGTAAACGCCATTTTTCTGTTCTTTATACCTAGAACGTATGCCTAATGAATTAAGCAGTAAGTGAACTGAATAAGCCACTTGTTGTGATTTACTTGTATAATTTAAACACTCTTTGCTAAAACCTCCGTCAGTATTAAAAAGACCTCTTAATAAAGAGCATTTAATATATACATCAGAAGTTAAATACCATGACGGGATTATTTTATCTTGATTACTAGCGTTGTGTAATCCATTACTTCTACATAACTCCCTAAATTGCTTATTCTCTGTTGTAAACTCGTAACATTCACCTTTACTTCCCGAACTTTGTCTTAGGGTTAATTTATAATCTAAATGTTCCTCCACAAAAGATTTTAATAGATGTAAATAAGGAAGTTTATCTTTACCTCCACATAATCTCATAGCATTACGACTTGAATAATTACCGTCACCAATTAATGCCCCAATATATTCATGTATACTTACATCTTTATTATTACATGTAACATTAGTATAATTACCATTTACTATATAATCTCCTGGTTGTAATTCTTTTAAACGTTTAAATATCAATTCACCATTATCATAAACGCAGAATCTATGGTCTAATGTTACCTTTTGAATAGTGTTTAAAGTAGTTAATTTGTACACTTCTTTATCTCCTGTTTTATATACATTGTAATCATCTGTTACACCTGTGTGTGTTACAAGTACATCTTTAGTTATATCAAGCTCACTTATTTGTTTGTAACCTTTTGTTGTTAAAATTGGTGTATCATAAGTTTGACACCCTTGTATTGGTGCATTTAATGCTAATCTTTCAGCATACCCTACTTCTCTAAAATTACCACTTTGTATTTGTGGCAATCTACGTTCACGTCCTAACACTGTATACACTTTTCCATGTTGATGTGCATATTTCTTTTGGCGTTTCATAAACTTAGCTATTCCAGGAAACGCTTCAAAGTATAAATCCATTAATGCTTGAGCCATTTCTTTAGTACTCTTACAACCCCAAAATGGCATAAGGGTATCGGGTAAATCTTTTTTATGTTTATATCCTTTTAATTCTTGTAACATTTCAGTTAACATTCCATCACTATTTAATGTACTTTCAAGTGCCATGACACTACCTCCATACTGTAATAAGAAGGCTATTACTTTACCCATTTGACGGAACTTAGGATATTTCTTTTTAACCTCATTTGCGTCACAATCTAGTCTAAACATTAGTTTTGCTGTATTACCATGTAAGTCTACTTTATGCTCAAAGGCGTTTAATAAACCTTCATCTTTACTAAAGTGTGCCATAACACGCACCTCTAGGTTTGAATAATCGCAAGATATAATATCCTCTTGGTCATAATCAGTTAAGTCCCCTACAAATAAACTTCTTATGTTATAAGCATCATCTTCTCCAGCATTTGGTATTTGCATCAAATTTGGAGAATTACAATTATGAACGCATACCTCATTAGCTATAAAATTATGATAATGTTCCACTTCTAAATCATACACTTTCATGTAACCTACTTCTTCAATGCTAACTATTTCATGATTTATACATAGGTCATATTCCTCAATTAACTTATCACAAGTATAGCGACCTAAATTTAACTCTTTCATAATTTGTGTTTTATTTCCATTATGTTTAAAATAACATTTCTCAAATTCTTCCCTGCTTGGGTTTGCATAACGTTTATTATATTGACTTGCCACTTTTCTATAATCAAAATTTAAGTCCTTACATTTCTTCTTAAACGTATCAAAATCCATAGGAACTTCTCTAATGTTACCTTTAACATCATGTATCATTTGTTCTAAATCCTCTACTGTTACGTGCATATAATTAGGATTTTGAGTACCTTTTAAATAAGTACGTTCTTTAGGAACATATTTATTATGTTTTAATTTACCATGCAATCTTGTATGACCCTCTGTAGTCATTAAACATAAGTTATCTAATAAATTATTGCTCTTATTCCCGTCTATATGGTGTAAATGAAAATTAGAACCTGTACAACCAAATAATTGCTCTTTTATTACAAGTTGTTCTTGGTTGCAATAACTATTTAATCCATAAATACGAGGTCTAACATCTTTACTACGTCTTAAATGAGTTACTTTATCTCCAGCTACTAAAGAGTCAGCTCTTACCCATTCACCCTCTCTTGTACGTATCTTATGGTCGGGCGTACATATTACATATCCTTCTTCATGTGTACCTTGACTTCTCCAATTAACTTTAATACATTTTTTAACCCCATTGTTATAACGTTTTGTGACAGTAGATATTCTGATGTTACCTTCATCATCATAACAATACACTTTATCCCCTTTTTTAACGTGTTCAATATTTTTATACTCACCTACAAGGGTAATAGGTGTACCTTTTGCTATACAACTAATCCTTCCACTATCTGTCCCTACAGGATTGAATGAACAATGGATTTTTCCGTCGGGATAACATACTTCTAAGAATTTCTGTGTAAATGTTTTCAGTTTACTTAATTCCTTGTATTTCAATAACATATTACAGAACTTAACACCCATTATTTTATTACTATTCTTGTATTCCATTCTACTTATGGCTACTAATGTTGCATTGTTAGTTTGAGGAACACCTTTTGCTGTTCTACTTTGTACAGGGAAACCAAAGTTTACGTCTAATAAGTCTTGGTTTACTGTTTTAAATCCGTCATACCCAAATAATAATTGTGCTAATTGTTGTGACGAATTTATATCAAAATCAACTCCAACTAATTCTAACATTTGATATTCTAAATACTCTATGTCCTCTTGCATTTTTTCATTCATTTCAGCACACGCTTCTTTATCTATTGTTATACCTCTTTCTTCCATGTCATATAAAATACGTATAAAAGGTGGGTACATTTTATAATATATCTTTGTCATACCCTTTATCTCTAGTTCCTCTAAATAATGTAAATAAAGCATGAAAGTAAAGAAGGCATCTTCTGTAGCATAATTAGCACTATCACCTATCATTGTTAAATCGAATGTAGCTTTCTGATTAGCTTTTAATCCAGCTTTCTTTTTTATCTCTTTGGGTACTGTAGCAACTACATCATTAAACTTTTCCATTTGATGATTAAATATACGTAACACATTAGGTTTTAACCCTTTATCTACATTTTCATCACATAACCATGACGCTATCATTGTATCAAATATATAAGGTGTCTTTACTTCAATTCCAATACGTTTCATTACGTGAAGGTCATACTTAATATTGTGTCCTATTATTGTAACATCCTTACGTTCAAAAGCTGGATGTAAATGTCTAACTACAGTCTTTAAAGGGAGTTGTGGAGTAGGGTCAAATCTGTGACCAATAGGGATGTAATAACTATCATTAATACCAAAGCTAATTGATATACCCACTATTTTAAAATAAGGATTATCTGCATTACACCAATCTACTGTATTTGTTTCTGTATCAAAGGCAAATTCTGCAACGTCATATAACTTATATCCTAAACATCTTAGTTGTGTTTCACTTGTAACAATAACCGATTTTCTATTTGCAATCTGTTCTTTACCTAATAAATATGACTCATAAAATCTCAACTTAATTCCTCCTTACTTAAAAAGGAACTCGATTAAGAGTTCCTTATTGTGAATGAATACATCTATTTATATATTAATATTCGCCTTCTAAAACATCTTTTAATGCTTTAGCTGGTTTGAATGAAACGGCTGATTTAGCTGGTACTTCTATTATTTCCCCAGTTTTAGGGTTCTTACAAGTTTTAGCCTTTCTTTCATATACTTTAAAAGTACCTAATTGTGGTATAGTAAATGCTTCGTTATCTTCCATAGCATCTACTGTAGTTAAAATTAATTCTGTCACCACTTTTATAGCTTCTTTAATATCTTTTTGTTTCATACCTGTTTCAGCTTCAAAGTTATTTATAACTTCCTTCATTGATAATTTTGTTACAGACATTTTAATTTCCTCCTATTTCTTTAATTTAAATTTGTTACTTTTTTTATTTTTAAAGACGGATTTTGCCTTTTTATTTACAGGCGTTTCGTCTTCGTCATCTACACCAAGTATTGCATCGTCATCATCTTCAACCTCGTCATCTATGTCATGTGTAAACTCTTTACCTTTAGAAGCTGTTTTAGATATTTCGGCTTCGATAATATCCATTAAACTATCTTCACTTCCGTCATACATTTCTTTATATTCTTTAGGTAATAATTCCTCTATTTCTTCTTCTGATATTTTATATCTTCCGTCTTTTTCTAAATTGTAAGTTGTATTAGTATCTTTACCAATACGTTCTAAGTAATATTTTATACCAGCAAGACCATAACGTTGAGATTTTCTTTGTATTATACCAGCAGTTTTAGTGCCTACTACATAAAGTTTTAATTGGCGTTCTATTGTTTTCTTTTTGCCATTGTCTTCATATTCATAAGGTCTTAAATCTAAAACTATCCAAGCACTTTTAAAACTAGGTCTGTCACCTGTGTCACATAAAGGACAATCATCTCCTGTACACATTACACTATCAAAATATGTTTTACCATTACGTGTGTTTTTTACATTATGTTCATAGAAGTTAACCGGTTCTTCTGTTAAGAACACTATAGGGGCATCTCCTTCTTTAACATATAATCTGTATATACCAGCTTTATTTTTTTGGTATTCCTCACGTCTTTTTTCTTCTTCTTTGACTGCGTCAAATCCTCTTTTAAATAAACTCATAAACTTTACCTCTCTTTCAGTAATCTACTAATTTCACATTTTCTTAATGTACTTAAATTATACACTCGTCCAACACACGTGTCAAACGAGTGTACAGATTTATTTCCTCATTTTGAACCTTATTTTTAACTTAGATGTTGCACCTTGTAACATTGTTTCAATTTGTTCCTTATTACATTCTTGTGGGTCTTTACACCCTTCGGGATAAATCACATCATACGTTGTTACATCTGCCATATACTTGTCATATGCTTTTTTAGCACTTGCACCTCCTACATCATTATCAAACATACGTATAAACTTTGATGCCTTAGACTTTAAGTACTTAGCCTGTGTAGGACTTAATTTATTCCCTAAAATTGCTTGTGCATTAGGAAATCCTAACTGATGTAACCATAACGCATCTAATATACCTTCTACTAAAATTATTGTGTCATCTATTACTTCCAATTTATTTTGTGGGAACGTTACATGACTTTTTTCAAATCCATATACCCTGTAACGCTCATTTTTTCTTCGATTTTTACTGATGTAACGTCCAACAATACCAGCTAACTTTCCGTCTTCATAAAAAACGGGAATTGTAACAGTCTTATTTGTAACGTCACGCCCTATTTTAAAATCTATCATGGTTTGTTTAGTAAAACCACGCTTAAAGAAATACTTGTATGTTTCTTTACCACTTCTATAAGGTGCTAATGTTTTTATTGGCAATACTTTGTGTGTTTCCTTTTCTGTTACGTTACGCTTTTTCTCCTGTAATTCGTCATAAGTTAAAAGTGTTTGGTGTATTGTGTCTTCATCCACTTCATTAAACTTAATATGGTATCTTTTTTCTAACCATTTTCGGGCGTTCATTACGCTTTTAAACCTATCTTTATCTGATAAGTAGCATAACCAATCTAATGTACCACTCGCCCCACAGGCGAAGCAGTTGAATATGTTATGCTCTACATTTACACCTGCACTTGGGTGTTGTTCCTTATGAACAGTACAAGTGAAGCGTATCCACTTATTACTACTGTGGTCTATCACTTCACTTGCACCTAGTTCCCATAACAGGTCACATATTTGTTCTCTGCTTAACATCCTATTCTACCAGCATCTTGTAACATCTTTAATACAAAGTTCGTTGCCATTTCTTGTGCTTGTTGTGGAGTATCTCCCATAAAATGAAATCTTACATCTTGTACATAAATACAAACACTTCCATCTACTTCAATTTGAAAATCTACTCTATACATGTTGTACCTCCTATACAATTAGTTTTAGGTGTATCACGTTTATATAATTCGGGTTTTATTTTATCATCATATATACATATATTTATAGCTTCCCTACATGTTTCGCAATAAATATCAGATACATATTGGAAAGTACAATCCAAATACTTACTTTGAGGAACTTTACCTTGTAACAACTCCCAATTCATAAAAGTTTCTCTTTCTAATTCCCCTTTAGCTAAAGCGTGACTTATACTTCGAGCTTCCCCTCTATATGGAATCCACAATCTACATATAGAATTGGGTGCTACACAATTCTCCACAAAATCTCTTAAAGTTATTTTAGTTTTCATCTTTATTTCCCCTTTCGTCTTCTTCTAATGGTAATGAAGCGTAATATTCTGCATTTTCCATTACATCATATAATTCACAACCAGCACTATCTCTTAAATAAGATAAAACTAAACATGTTATAAAATCTGCTATTGCATAACCAAAACTTTCTCTATAAATCCCGAAGACGGGGTTACGTGTTAAGATACAATACACATCTATCCACGTAACAACAGCAAAGGCTATACTTAATATATTGAACAATACCACTTTTGATTTTAATAAAAAATACTGAAACATCTTAATATCCTCCTTCTTAATCTATACCTAGAACTCCACTTTCAAATTCTTTTTCTGTGTAATCTTTTTCACCTTGTGACACATATATACCTCCAAAATTCATTGTGTCAAAGTTCCAATTTAACATTACACTTCCCAATACACCTTCTCTTTGTTTTTCTAACACGATTTTAGCTTCTTTATCCTCAAGCATTTCTTCCGTACGCTCTAATCGCATGACAACATCTGATTCGTGTGTAATGGCTCTTGCAAAGTTTACACTTTCAAGTCCACCTTTGCTTTTTAAATCTTGTTGTGTATTTGCACATATAGGAATTTCCAAACTCTTCGCTAACTTCTTTAATCCCCTAAATATGTGTGTTACACGCATATGGTCTGCTTCTGCCCCTTCTTCATCTTCCATTAAATATGCAGAGTCCACAAACACTATGTCAGCTTCATTTAACTCTACTTTCGCCCTAATAGAAGAAACAGTTGTTGCTGTATCTATTATGAATGTTTCTAAACCTTTCTTTGTTTCTAAAAATTCATAGTAAATCTTTTCTTGGTCGGGCGTTAATTTACCACTCTTAAAATCGCTATAATTGAACTCTGAATATAACATACCCATAGCCATAGCTTCTAGTCTATCCTCTATTTGTTCTTCACTCATTTCTGTTGTAAAGAACATTACACGATAACCTTGTAACCACATGTGACATGCAAATAGTATAAAAAGCCATGTCTTCCCTGTCGAAGTTTTCGCCATGAGTGTAATAAGTTGTTTAGGTTGTAACCCTTTAAGCATATAATCTAGTAACTTAATACCTGTTTCAATTCCTAATATACCTTTATTACGTTTACGTTCTTCATAACGTTTTTTTCTGTCATCTACATCCTTTGTTGTATCTACTGCTGTTGTTTCTGTTAAATCTAATTCTACTTTGTTTATCAATTTACGAATACTTTTTACTGCATCACTTACTTGACCACTCTCTAACATATCAGCTACTTCATTCATGTAACCCACTATAGTGTTATGTGTTTTCTTGTCACGTATTTCATCACACCAATATGCTAGAGGTTCTTCTGTACCTATGTTATCTTCATACATTTCTAATTCTATATTCGGGAATTTTTTCTCAAATATACGTATTGTAGGTACTGTTCCATTTTTCATGTAAAAATCATCTATAAATTGGATACAGGGTTGATATTCCTTTTCAAAGTATTTTGCTGTTATTTGCTTGTCTTTTAAAATGTCATAGTCCTTTGTTTCAAGTAATTTTGAAATTAACCCAATTTCTACACTCATGTTTCTCACCTCAATCTAATTTAAAAAATAAGTTTTCTAATTTCATCATACGAATAAATATAAGGTGTGTCAATTGGACTATAACTGTCCGAAACAAGATAACCACATCTTGTACTTAACACTGATTCCAAAATTTCGGGTGTCATATATGTTACCCTCACACTCAATCTAATACTACCAAATACTTTAAAAAAGTTTTGTCTATTCATCATATAATTAGCAAAATGTTTATCTTTACTTACAAATACCACATTCATATCAGTTCTGTGTACTACCTTTAATATAAAAGCTAATTTAGCTGTGTCATATCTATACTCCTTTTTTCTAAAGGGAAGTATTCTTCCCCACAAAGAGTGTGGGGGAACTTCCTGTAATGTAACTAATTCATCTAAATCCACATATAGCATTGGTGCTGTTTGGTTACTTATATTCCCATGTAACATTTTAATTACTCCTTTCTATTATCTTTACCTACTAATTTTATAGGTGTCATATTACCCTTTATTAAAGACTCTATACTCGCTCCATATCTTTCAACTACGCTTTTGGGGGCTAAATTGGTACATATAATAGTAGGAAATCCTTTGTCTTCTCTATGACGTAACAGGTCTTCCAATAATGTCATGGCTAACTTATTATCTTGCTCTTTACCTATTTCTTCTAAAACTAAAAATTCTCTATTTTTAATGTCCTTTATTACATCTTCTGTATGCATTTTTAATTCAAAATTGTTACATCCCCATGCTCTTGTATAAAGTGTCATGTAGTCTACCCACGTTACACGTTTTGCTGTGTAACGATGTTTATACGCTTCCTTTATTATTATAGATGCAATAGATGTTTTTCCTGTACCATTACTTCCATACAAAAATAACCCCTTGTTATACTTAAAGCTGTTATCAATGGTATCAATATACCCTTGAACATAATCTAGGATTTTTTCATTTAAATCTAAATCCTCTAAAGATAAATCTAGGAGTGCTCTAGGCACTCCCATGTTTATCAAGTTTTTATTACTTAAAGTTGTTCTTATTGGACGCATTATTCCCACTCTCCTATACTACTTTGTTCATCTGCAACTTTCTCATATTCTCTATTTTTAAACTTACTATTTTTAGGCGTTTCATTATACGTTCCGTCTATCCAATCTTGTGTATCAGCTATTATTCTATTTGCCCATCCCGAAATAATTATATCGGGATTTGTTTTACGCATATCTAAATATGTCTGACCACTATCTATTAAAAAATCGTACATCTTTAAGATAAACTCATTATCCATTGTCTGTTGTGCAACTTTTATATTACGCATATAACGCATATCCAATTTTTGGCTTGTGTAATACTTTATCCCTTTCTCTGTCAGCTTATCTCTATAGTACCAAAGAATATCGGCACTGGAATAGTTTTCTATTGCTTTTGTCATATAGGCTCTTTGAGGTTTAGGTGTTTGTTTCTTCTTTATTAAAACCTTTTTAGCACTTGTTTGTGCTTGATTCCTACGCTCTCTAAATAAATCTTTTATGTCTGACGTGTCACGTTTCATTCCTAATGTAATATTGTTCATTGTATGTTCACTACCTCTCAATTTTATTCTTCTGTGAATTTATCACATACATAATTTATATTGTCCTGTAACTCTTTTGTCAAGTCATTCACTATTACCTGTCTATCTTCACCTTCATGCACTTCTTGAGAAATCCAGCAGTCAACACGTAATGATTGATAATCACCTAAATTTAATGTAACACCTACGCTTAATCCAACTACGTTAGGTGTAAATTTAGATACAGGATTCCCTTCTTTTAATGTTTCTTTATTCTTTTCTACTGTTGTATTTTCATATACTTCCTTATTTTTCTTTTTCATTATTTTCTTTGCCAATGTAATCACCCCTTATATTAAATACGTCACAACTGTTACGCTGTGACGTACTACCCTTATTTTATTATACTAAATCTTCTACCCCTACATCCCCACTAATAAGTGCCTCTACAATATCAACACCTGTAATAGTAAATGCACAATCTACATCATTGTTACTTACTACTATTGTTATACCTTTAGCTTTCATTGTGAAACCAGTTAGAAGGTATGTTGTGTCTAAACCATACTTTAATGTCACATAATATAATGCTCTTTCTAACACTTCTGATTTAACTACTTCCTTATTATTTGTTACTTCCTCTTTTTTAGCTTTCTTTTTTAATGCCATTTTATTCCCTCCTTTAATTAATACATTACTGAAACAGCCCTAACACATTTTAAAACTGTAAAATGGGTTGTCAACCATTCTGAATTTACTTTATGACTTAATGTTTCTAAAGGTTGCACTTTATATACCTTCCAATTACCTGTCTTGTTGCATATCTTATCTAGGCACTCCTGCACATTAGTATATATACTAAAAGGTATGTCCTCAATGTCATCTCTTAAATGTTCAGTACCATTCTTGAAGTCATCTAAACTTGCAATGTAATAGTCTTGCTCCCAATAATCAACACATATTTCTTTAATTTCTTTAAGTAATACTTTTAGTTTTTCATCCATTCTATTCACCCCTAATCTTCTTTATATTTTATACGTAATTCCAAAAGTCTTTGTAATGGAATTATTACTATAGGCATATCCCCCATGTCTTGTATTAAAACATAAGACTGATTATATATTACATTTGCCACATTATGAATATATGATTTACTTCTTCTACCAACTAATTCATAACACACATATTCTATTTGTGGCTCTTTATCTAAGTTTACCATACTATTCCCCCTCTAATAATATTGTTTGTTTACTTCCCCTAAAGCGTCATGCACTTTTCTTGGAAAAGATGTATTAGCAACACTGTAACCTTGTCTTACGTTACACTGTTCAGCTATCCTAACTATTGTTTCAATCTGTTCTTCACTATACATTCTTCTACCGTTTTTATCTTTAAAAATTGGCTTAGGAAGTATACCAGCTACTTCCCATTTTCGTATAGTTTGTGATGTTCTTCCTAGTTCATTAGCTAGTACGTTGATAGGATATAATTTTATTTTTTCTCCATTTTTTAATGTATAAACTTTAGCTTTCATATTATCCCTACTTTCTGACTAATTTTTTTACACGTGGTTTACAAGTAACCTTTGGTTTTTCTTTAGGTTCTTCTTCTACTTCTTGATGTCTTAAATCCACTTTATAACTTACTGAAATGTTACTCATTTGTTCCACTTCTTCTACAGTAAGTAATCCTTCTGAAACAAGTTTTACAACTTTATCCTCATTTATATATTCAACTGTATCTGTAACACGTTCTAATAAATCTTTGTGATGTTCTTCTAAAAATGCTTTTGCTTTATCTTGATTAAATTTAATTGTTGTAGCTTTTATATTACCTAACACCCAATTATCATCAGTAGTGTAATAACTACTACCTTTAGCATCTTTTGTTCCTTTATCTTTTGCTATCTCTTTTATCTTGCTTGCTAATTCCTTTTTCTTTGCATCCAATATCTTACATTGTTCTTTAATATTGTTATACTCCATTACTAATTCTTTAATATTCATCTCTTTACCTCCGTTTTTCTTATTTTCAAGTATCTAATAATAAGTATAAGTTACGTCAAAAAAGTTGTCAACAAGAAAAAAGGACTCTATTTCCTAGAGTCCCACCATAAGCTAGGGCTATGTATTATTCCTAACCTATTTAAAAGTCTTCGTATAAAATTTCTCATTGTTACACCTCCTTAACTGTAAAGCCTAAATCAATGTAACGTCTGCGTCTTGTGTCTTTATGTCTACGTGTACCCCAAACATCATTACTGTAATAATCAAACACATAAGCTTCCTTCTTCTTATTATTGGTTCTACGTATTCTTCCGACTATCTGCTCTGTATTCTTTGCATCATTTATTGACGCTACTAAAAATAAAGACTGCCATGACTTAACATTTGTACCTTCTGTTGCAATTCCATATGTAACAAGTGTCACATCAGCTTTTTCTGCTTCCTGTAACATTACATCTTTGCTATCTTTACTATCCCCATAATATTTGTAATGATTTATATTTTCAGCTTCCAAATATTTTGCATATAAATCTATATGCTGTTTCTGTTTAAATGCCATTACACATTTATGTCCTTTCTTTACTTCACTTATTACATCACGTAATACCATTTGCATATAACGGGTATTTTCTACCATGTTATTTTCTATGTCAAAATAATTTATACCTTTAAGTAATTTATGTGGTATATCTGTTACATTATAAAGTGGGTGATATAAATGCCATTCTTCTTTAGGAATGTGTACATACTTCTTACCTTTTTTATAACACTTAGGAATGTAACGAATACCTGTGTTACGCATAAATACTTTTACAGGTAATATGTCTTCCGATTTTTTAACTTTGTGATAATAAGCTACATCACCAAACATAGCATATATATTTTTGGCGAAAGAATCTGACCTCTCTAGGGTAGCAGTTAATCCTATTCTATATGCCCCTTTAAATTCGTTGATTAAATCATATTGTTTACTTCCAGCTCTATGTACTTCATCAACTATAACACACCCAAATTCTTCTGTAACGTAACGTAGCTTATCACTGTCTAACCTATTTAAAGTTTGAATAGTGGCTATTGTTATTTGCTCTCCTATTTCAAACTTTTTAGCTTTTATTAATCCCATTTTAAAATTATCACCGAACACTACTTTTGCATCTTTTTGCCATCCCTTTACTAAATCGTCTTTATGTACAACAATTAAAGTTTTTTGGCGTAACATAAAAGAAATATGTAACCCTAATATTGATTTACCCATACCTGTATTTAATACAATTAATCCTTTTGTTGTGTCATTAAAGTACGCTTTTTCAGCTTCTTTTTGCACATCTCTTAATTGTATTAGGCTCTGTGGGAACTTTACAGTATGTTCCAGGGATTTATCAATGTATTTGTCTAGCATGGTATACCCATACCCTCTAGGGACTACATATTGATGATTTTTCCTATCATGGGAATATAAATAAATATTCTTAGGTATGCGAGTTGAGTTATACCCCGAATAACGTAAAGCGTTATAATATGCTTGGTTTTCTACTGTTAAATCGTCCTTAATTTCCTCAATCTCTTTTGTAGTTAAATCGGTTTCATTAATGTAACACTTATCCTGTATTACTATCATCTTATAACTCCTTTCTTTACGTTAGGTTTAACAACCTAACAATATTTATTTAAACACTTTTCAAGTGTTAATAATATTTTACACGTGTCCTTAAACGCTTGTCAAGCGACCAAAACAAGGAAAGACAGCCGTAACAGCCGTCTTTCAAATTTAAATAAAGTGGGTACAAAATTCCACTATTAAAGCAGTAACAATCGTTATAATCGCTCCAGTTAGTGTTCTATTTTTATCTTCTAAAAGTTTAACCCTTTCTTCTAAGGGGAGTACTCTACTTGATATATCTTCTATTTCCTCTAATTCCTTTTGTAGATGTTTTACATCTTCTTCTATTACGTCCACTTTTTTAACGATTTTCTGAATGTCTTTTATATCATTTTGTATTCCCTGTAAAGTAGAGTTCATTTGAGCAATGTCCTGTAACACTTGTAATAGGTATTTTTCGTTATCCATAACGTTCACCTACTTCTTATTTGTTACATCACTCTTTGCTCCTGTAACTTGTTTATATGTTTGGTGTACACCTATTGATACACCCCAACATAAAATTGCGATTAAAAAGTTAACATAATTAATTCCTTTTATGCCGAAAACTATAACAATAGAAATGGGTAATAATACTAAAGGAATCCATTTATTATCCAGGTATTTATACGTTTTAAGTACTTTACCTATAATCATTAAACAAGTTACTAATAAAGCTAATTCTCCCGTAAGATATTGACTTACTAATGCTTCCATAAAGCACCCCTCCTTAATTATGTATTACATCTTTGCAATGCAAAGAGTGTAGACTAATACTTATACACAGGTTCTACCCATGTTTCATTTGCTGTAACGTAACCATATGGTGTTTTATACATATAAGTAGAACCAACTAATACTTTGTCTAAAACAGTTAAAGCTGTTCCCACTTCTAATTCTTTTATGACAACATCATCTTCCCAACTTGGCTCACTTCTAAAGTTAACAGGTTTTATTATTCTGACATATTTAGGTAATCCAGTATGTTCTGTTACACCTTTTTTAATGTATGTTACGCCTAGTTGTTTACATACACCTCTTGCTGTTGCTTCAGCACATTTTTCAATAAATGCATCGTCTAACATATGTTTAGCTTCTTTCCAATAATCCATAAATCCGTATTCTACTAAAATAGCTGGTGCCTGTGTTTGTCTAAGTATTGCAAGAGTGAATCCACACATTTCAGTATCTTGTACTACACCATAATCTCTTTCGGGTTGTAATGCTTCTTTTAATTCAGCGTGTACCTTATTTGCTAAAGAAACGGATTTAGAAGAACAACCTTTAGTTTTTAATACTAATAAACCTTTTACTCTAGTTTGGAATTTTAAACAGTTGCTACTGGCGTTGAAGTGGTTAGATACAACTAAATCTACGCCTGCATTATTAAGAATTTTTGCTCTAGTAGCCAAAGGTGTATCTACATTATCTTTAAATCCCGAATACACAACACCTACGTGACATCTTTTAAGTGCGTCACCTAATGCATACGCTACTTTTTTATTGAACTCGTATTCATGTATTATTTGACCTTTTTTCTTTAGTACATTACCTTTAGCATCTGTTATATCTGCTAAAATTGGTGGAGTTTTTTTACCTCCTGTTACTAAGCTATGCCCAGCGTCTATTCCTACTAAATATTTGTATTTACTCATAAATATCTACCTCCTAAACTTGTATTATCTTTGTACACGTTACTTTAATTGATGCTACATCAAAGAACGCATAATCATTTTGACTAGAAGAATAAGTTTGTACTTCTGTCATACTTCCATTACATATTGCTGTAACCATATCACTAGGTAAAGTTAAAGTGATGCTACTGTTACGTGCAACACCTTTGCCTTCATTGTAATATGTTCCATTAGGGCGTTTTACTTTTGGTACTGGTACTGCTCCTGCATAACCATGCCCCGAGTTTACTCTATGTAATGTAAGTGTTATTTCAACTGTACCTTCTACTGCATCTGATACATAAGTTTTAACTCCTGTTGGAATTGTACCATGACCTGTATGATTTTGATACGCTTTACCATTAGAATTAACCCAGTGACCTTGACCCATTTGTGTAGTTTTAGTACTTGTGTATAAACCACTTCCACTTACTGTAGTATGTAGATTAGTTAAATCAAATACCTTACTTACTGTCTTACGCACCTCTTCGGGTGGTGTAACAGGAGGATTAGGTTTAGGATTTTCACCTCCACCTGTATCGGGGTCAGTACTACCTCCACCACTTGCTGATGGTACATATAAACTATTTTTACCTGTAGAAGTACTTGGTGAAGTGTATTTATGTAACGCCACAAAAGATAAAGAGTCTAATTCATTACTATTCTCAGGGTTTATTCTGTAACCTCCATAATACATTACACCACTTGTACCTGCTAAACGTCTTGTACAGTTACCTATATTATTTTGGTCATGTATTGTAAACATGTTATTACCATAATATTGATTTTCATACTGTGCTACGTCACAGTTATTAACATATATAATACCTCCATTTTCTACTAAAGCAAACGTGTCTATAAATGTCGTATCTGTTATCTTTTTACTACGTATACCTTTTACTTTTATTGTTGCGTTATCTGCTACTAATAAAGCGTTACATCCTTTAGGGCTGTCTAATACTGCTCCTACGTCACTTAAATGATTAACTCTTTGTCCATCTATTTGTAATATCACTGTATTGTTATGTGCTTTTATTGCATACTGACCTTTAACTTCTTTACTAAAGTTTAATGTTATCTTTCCATTACCTATTAACCCTTCAAATACTGGTCTGTCTAAATTGTAATAATCTCCATTATCAATTTTTACTGTTACGTCTTTATCCAAGTAACACCCAAAGGATTTAATATATCTAGCAATATCCTCTATACTATCAGCTTTATTTGAAGTATTACGTCCTGTCCCGTCACCTGTTGCATTTGGAGTTACATATAAAGTACTTGGTACTTCCTTTGTTACACGTAATAATTGTAATGTTTCCCAATTTATATCTGTTGCTGTAACACTTTGAAAAACGGAGTCAAAATCAGAACCAATTTTTATTAAAATGTTCCCGTCATTATCTACGAATTTAATACCTTCTGTATCTATAAATATACTCCCTACTTTTTCTAATGTTGTTGTATCTATTAAATCTGTTTGAAATTTTCTTGTCCCAAATTCTTCTAATTGTTGTTGTACTGCTTTTATTTGTTCTCTTAATCCCCCAGTGATATTTATTGGTGGTTTAGTAGAACCCATACCTATGTATAAATCTAAGGTATCTACTGTAAATCCAGGCTCTGCTACTGACATACGCTTTGGTACATCTCTAGCAAATCCATGTTTAAATTGTATCTGACCCTTTCGTGTTCTGTTACCTGTAGTCATATACTTTCACCTCCATGTTTTAATTATACTTCAATTTTACAGTTTATTCCACTTATATTAGAATAACAGGGCGTTATGCCCTGTTATCTATTTTATTACATTATCTCTTAAAATGTCATCCATATGTATGACAATGAAGCTAAGGAAAAACCATAACACACTGAACAACAAACTAATTTGACCTAATATATTAAATCTCAAATTACTGTAATCCCATATATGCAACCCGAGTTTTATATTAAGTATGTAACCTGTAACAAATTCAATGCATGTAACAATAACACTTCCTAATAACATCTGTAATAAAACTGGCATTTTAGGAGTAACCTCATTGATTAATCCTATTAGCAATCCACATAAACCTCCTACAAAGAACATAGGTGTTGCACTATATCTTCTGTAAAAGACTTCTAGGAGTACATAGGAAACGCCAAATATAAAGAATATTACAGAGTTTTTATAGAGTGTGTGTTTCCAACCATTTTTTAACTTGTTCATCTGTATATTCCACATTTACTGCTAAAACTTCTTCCTGTGTTACACAGTCATTTATTGTTACTTCCATAGTTTGTTGGAATGATACTAAAGGCGTTACATAAGCATCTATTTCCATAGATAACTGTTGTAACTGTGACAGTTCCCAACTCTCACATATATCCCCTGTATCATTCCAAGTTAAGTTATAAGGCATACCTATTTGGACATACATTGTTGCCATTAAAACTTTACTTGTTAATTGTTGCTGTTTTTCTGCTGTTACGTTATAGTATCTTCCTTCTTCATACTTACATTTACTTAATAGTGGATGTTCTTCTAAATATTTTGCCAAGTTTTTCTTACTAAGTAGAATTTGGTTCTTTTTAAGTGTAGCCAAAGGGTCTTCTGTTTCACTAGGTTTTTCCTCGGGGGGTTCATACGTTGCATCATCTACCTCTGTGAAATCTTCAATTTTAGAATATTTTCCCATAGCTACTTTATCTACTAATATATCTGTACCTATAAGTATTTTTTTACCTGTATCTGCATATAAGTATTTTATTACATCCCCAATACTTGTAGTTTCTTCTCTAATAAACATTTTATCACCTCACTATACAAATACCATATTCCAACCTTTAGCTGTGCCTTTAGTTATAATAGTTTCCTTTTGTTCAGCTGTTAATACCCCTGTACCTGCATAATCAGTATAAGCTCCCATAGTCAAAGTTTTAGGTGTGTCATCGGGATTTATATATGTTAAAGATATTTGCATTTTTTCATTATAGTCAAGATTTGCAATTTTTAAATATGATGCTTTTGCTGGTACATCAAATTGTCGACCCTGACTTATGACTCCTGCTGAAAGACTAATAGAACTTAAATAATTTTTATCTTTATCATAAAACATTATATATCTGTCTCCTATACCTTGAAGAGTTATTTGGATATTTAAAGTTTTATAGCTTTTTACAGCTATATAATCTTTTGTTCTATGCTTGTCATCACTATCTATAGGGTTACCCTTGGCATCTAAAGTCCCCAATTCTAACTTAATAAAATCACCTAAATTAACACAATCCAAAGTGGCTATTGCTTCATCCACAAACTTAACATAATTTTCATATGACATTCTCCATGTTCTTAAATCTATATCTCTAGTGTTACATGGTGCATGTACTGTGAAACCTGTTATACCTTTCGCTACCGCATTTGATATATCACTGTGTCCAAATAAATTAAAATCTATACCTTCTAATGTTAAGTCGGGATAAGCACCATATAAGAATTGATTAGTTCCTATTCCATCTCCTTTATATGCTGACCAATCAAAAGTTACTTTCTTTAAATTTTTTGCATTTTGTAAAAAGTACGTTGACCTATTAATTGAGCCTCCGTCATTGATTTTGATATCCCATACATATTGAGGTATCTTCCAAGTTAATTCTTCTAATCCTTGACATTCTTTAAATACCCTCGTATTGTTTAATAGGTTTTCTATATTACTACAATCAAATACCAAAGTTTTTGGTAAATTTTTCGCATTTTCTGCCATATTGCCTAAATATTGTATAGAACTCGGTACAACAAAAGGTGAAGGTAACGATACATTCCCTTCCGCTATAATACTTCCTATGTTTGTTATAACACAACCTGCAAGAAATGGAGGCAAGACAAAATTACCTTCATTTATATTTGCATGTTTAAAACAGTTATATGCTTCTTTAACATTTCTAGGAAAAGCATTGAAACCTAATAAATTTTTAATCGTAGAATTTTGAAAAGCATAATTCATGTCCGTAATATTCTCACAGACTGACAAAGTTCCTAAATTTAAGTTTTCTATAATTGCATTTTCAAACGTTCTATGTAACCTTGTGCATGTTTCCAAATTTAAGGTTAGAGATTTTAAACTTTTACATCCCGCAAACATCTGCATAGCGTCAGAAATAGGTATATTTAAATTTCCTATTTCTGCCAGAGCAGGGCAATCTGCAAACATTCCAACGCATCCAGATAACTTACCTATATTTGATGTTTTAGTAATATTCCCCACCTTTCGCAATTTAGGGCATTTTTGAAACATATAATTACACCCATAACCAGTTGCAGTACTGTCTTTATTTATGGTAATATTTATGTCGCCAACTTCTTCTAAATTAGGACAATCATTAAACATGCTGTCAGTTCCTTCATAACTACAATTAGTACTAGAATCGTTCCCGATTTTTATATTTCCAATTTTTACTAATTTAGATTTTTTAAAAAATCTCAATAAACTTGTCATAGCTACATTTAGTTCTTTAACATATTTAAGATTTGAACCTTCAAATCCATTTGTGTCATATGAAAAACCTCCGTATACTAAGTTATTCATCAGAATTATACCTTCTGTTTCATAATCTACTTGCTCTTTTAACGTTGCATTAGCAAACCCTTTTAAACTATATGCAGAAGTCATATAAGGATACATTAATTCAACAAAATCCCAACCTATTTTCGTAGTATTGGCAAGGTTTAATATAAAATTGGCTATTTTTATATTATTCAAATTATCTGCTGTAGGTAATGTTATATTAACATTATCTGTTATTCGAGCCATAGCATAACATAATGAATATCCATGAAAGTTTGAGAAATCTAAGTTACCTTTTATACTATTGAAAATATCTGTATGGAATGTTGGAGCATATTTTTCGGGTGTTACATTAATTTCCACATCTGTTATGTTGAAATCTGTATAAACTAATTTCGAAGACTGTTCTATATGTCCTCCTTTTAAAGATGTTGGATAGTCAAAATCTGTTAAAGTTAAATCTGCTAATTTCCATTTAAAATTTTCTAAGGCGTTTTTTGATGTTGCCATGCTATATATAATGCTTTTGCATATTCCTATAGCCCCCCAACCAAAGCCACTTGAATTATAACCTCCTTCATATGTACCCCCATAAAGGTATTCATACTGGTCATCATTGAAATAATTTATGCCCGAATTTATCCTCATTTTTTTCGTAGTAGTAGGTAACACTAACCCTACTATATAACTTGTAATTCCTAAATTTATGTTTTCAAGGGAAGTATTGCTTAAATCACATATATTACAATGGAATCCTGTTTGGTAATATCTATCTTCCAATAATATAGACTCATCTAACTTATCCTTACAAAGATTTACATTACCTAATGTAAAATCTGAATACCAATTTCTTCTGTTAAAGTTTGTTTTAGTGTTAAAAGTTTTCAATTTATTACATCCTATAATATTAAGTTTAAAATCCCCAAACCCCTTAGTTTTCTCTAAGGTAGGGTTATAAGGGCGTAGATTCTTAGATCCACTATCTGGAGCTAAAGCCTCCACACTAAGACGCTCTGACATAGTCACTTCCTCCATATTCTTCATATTCTTTAAAGTGACTTCTTGAATCATATAACTTCCTAATATAGCCAATTCTTTAACATCATAACTATTGTCTAAATATATACTTTGTACTCCGCCTAAAAAATACCCATTTGGATATTTGTATTTACCTTTACTATCGTCCCATTCTTGGTCTCCAAAATGTTTAACATTAGGACAATTAACTATCCTTAATTCTTTACATGAATGACCATATTCTAACCCCACTGTACTAAGTTGAGGGCAGTTTACCATAGTTATTGCCTGTACTGTTTTAGGGAAGTATACTTCATGTGTATTACTACCTTTTGGGTTAAGCGTTACACCCTGTAGCTGTGTATTTTGACAGTTTACATATTTCAAATTGCTACAATTTGAAACATCCAAGTTTTTAGTAGACTGTTCAGTTGACCCTAGAGTAGAACAATCTTTTAAATCCACATACTGTAAATTAGTACATGTACTTAATATAACATTCTTTAATTTTGAACTGTGACATTCCATTTTTGTAAGTCTTGTGGCATTAGATACATCTATTTTTACCAATTCTAAGTTTGATAAATCGCCTAAAGACTTAACATAGTTTGCTCCGAAAATACGTATTTCTTGGTCTGTTGATGCCTGTACATTAAATTCAAATCTTGTTACAGTATTTTTCTTAACCTCTTTTATTTGTATTGCAAGTGCGTCATCTTCTTTACCTGTGTTACGCCATTTTATTTGAGCGTACATATTATCAAACATTTCCAAATCTATGTATGCTAACCCATCTTTACCTGCACGTAACGAAATGAACTCACTTGTTGTAGTCCAGTATTCCATGTAAGTGTCTAGGAATAGCAATCTAGCACGTAACCATTCCATTACTTGTTGTTTACCTTGACCATGTAACACATCTAAGTATAACGCTCCAAATTGTAAGTATTTTGTTTCACAGTCGGAGTTATAATAAGTAGCTGGAATTAAATCCATTTGATTATCTATGATACATGAATAAAGATTATCCAAAGTTACATAAGCGTTACGCATTTTTACATATTCAGCTTGTATATCTGTCCACATTAACTCTATTAATCTTGACCATAATCTTGAACTACTTGTGTTATATGTTCCAGCTTGTATTTTCATACTACTGTCTGTGTAATATAACATACCACTATTGTCTAATCCCATTGTTGTGTCACAGTCATAAATTTGAGGATACCATGTTTTACCCATATCCCATGTTGCAAGTTTCATATTCTTACCTAGTGAATCAACTGCTCCCATTACAAGACAGTAAATTAAGTAACGTAACAGGTATTCCTTATTGAAATATACATTGTTATTTATGTTTGTAACAAATTCTTCATCCGATGATTTATCTACAAATTTTACAAGGTCGATTATTTCATCCATTGTATCATTTCCAGCACGTCTTGTAGGTGGATATAGACACATGAAATCCCTTTTGTAATAATCTAGTTCATTACCTTCATGTTTAGTTTTGTCATATGTAATAAATGCACCAGCAGTTGTATCAGAGTTGGCAGACAATTCATATGCTAAACAGTTATCACCTGTGTAACCAAAACTTGCAGTACTGTAACGGTCTGTATTAAAGTTGTAAACTCCCATAAACTCGTCATTTATATAAAGTAACATAGGGAATCCTTGTACAGCATTTTGTACCATGTCATTTTTTAATTGTGCTGGGTTCTTACTTGTGTACCAATATTTATTTATTAAGTTACCTATACCTACGTTACGTGCATGTGAACTTTCCATGTAGTCACATTTTAAACAGAATAAATATTCCTGTACAGCATTAGGATAAGGACTGTAATAAAATTCCCTCAAGTCATCATCATATAATTCTAGGTTATAGTTCTTCCTAATATAATCTAGTGATGATGTACCTTGCCAGTACACTTTACAGTATTTCAATTCAAAAGGTTGACCATACTTTTCAGTATTAGTACTTCTATAGACTGCTCTCATTGTTATCTTATTTGTATTTGTCATATTCTCTACTTTATTTTCAACTTCGTCAGAATATAACCTCATAGTTGATAATGTATTGTTGTTAAAGCAGAAGTTATATAAATCCTCTTGTTTTCTAAGGTCTTTTTCCTGTGCAATAACATTTTTAACTATTTCATCATTAGAAACCCTTCTCTCATACACCCTTATGTCATAAATAGTACAGTTACCTATGTTATCTAAATTCTTGTCGCATCCTACATAAATCTTTCCGTTGTGTGCGAAACTTTCAAGTACTGTAGCTGTACCACTACCACTATCTGTAAGTTTAAATGCAGATGTGATAATACCATTTACATAAATCTTAGCAAACTTATTTTGTCTATCTATTTGTAACGAAACTGTTGTACGTTCTTCGGGTGTAATGTAAACTTTTGCTTCCTGTGAAATAGAATTTAGTTTTGCTTCTGTAAGTGCAACATGGAAACCTTTTTTAGTATCAGTATCTCTACATTCCAAAACTCTAGCATCATGAATACCTATGTCAGTAGCTTTAAAATCTATTTCCACTGTTAAACTGTAAGGTGCATTGTCTGCCATACAAGCATAATCTATTTCAGCATATGCTCCCCCATTACACACTAATGCTCCATCTATCCAACCATTTGTTTCAAAGTTAAATCCATGTAACGTAGTAGTTATTTGACTTACTCCATTATCATAAATAAATCGCTCTTTGTCATCGTCTTGGTTTGTTCTAGTAGCACATCCCATTTGATAACGTAACCCATCAGTATTTATTTGTAACGGAGTGTAGTCCCCAGCTTCTACAACAAAAGTACCTTCTAGTGAAACAGTATCTGCACCTAAAGTACAATCTATTTTATAACTGTGACTACCCAGTGTCATATCATTTAAAGTCCAAGCATAACTACCTCTTTTACTTGTTAGTGTCTTATTTACTTTCCCGTCAAGTGTTAGTACAAGTGTAATAGCTGTGTCATCCTTATATGAAATACGATAATCTATTACAACTGGAACACCTAGCGTACACTTTGGATTTTCGCCAAAAGTAGATGAAATGTATAAACTGTCAGAGTTGATAATTACCAAGTTAAAGCTGTATGTTTCAGATATAAATTGACCACTTACTGCTCTTACTGTTACAGCATGTATACCTACTGTTAGATTTTTAAAATAGTATTCATTATATCCATTCTTACATGGTACACTTGATTTATTGTTATCTACTGTTACCTCTAATTGTACATCCTCTTGGTCTGTATCTATGTTGTAACGCATTAATACATTCTTATCTGCTGGGTAATCTGCATAATAATCAAAGTCTAATGTTAAACTAACGCCACCATTTATGATGTTATATGTTATTTCATTAGATACCAAGTTTGCTCTATCTTTGGCATATATTACAATCTTATTACGTAAATCTTTTAATGCCCCAATGTTTATACTATTAGACCCTTGTTTAATTGTAAAACTGTTAACTTCCTTATTGTTAACGAGTAACACTAATGAACCTTGACCTAAATTGGGTGAACTAAAGAACACATTTAATATTATTTCTTGTCCTTTAGGTACAACTTGACTTAATTCGTCTGTAGTGGTTATTGTAGGCATTACAGTACCCCCACCACCTGTACCTCCACCACCTCCACCATTAGCTTTTAACCAATCAACAGCTTCGGTAAGGTTTTCAATTTTACCTGTATGGTCTTGTAATGTTATACCTTGTGCGTCACGTTCTCCAGCTAATTCTGCCAATGCCCCTTCAACGTTGTTACTATCAAAGAGTTCAGCCGAATCCTTTACAGGGATTCGACTGGCTGGAGTGTCTGACACGTATTGTTTTTTCTTATCATCCCAAACATACATATCGTGAACACCTCCTAAAATTATTTATTTCTGTCAGCGTAGTTTATTGTTAGGGTATCGAACACTTCCTCTGTTACTTTAGATAAATCCTCATTAACAATAGTGTTCTTATATTCATCATAAGTTACAATGCCTTTTATTGCAATAGCTTTATATTCTATTTTGTCTTTTGTTATGTTTAAAGTACAGTAGCATGGGTTCGTAGGTGATGACTGTTGAACAATCCACCAGGGTTGACGATTACCATTGTCATGTTTTGTTCCTTGAATACTAGAATGTAATGTAATAGGTTTTTCTTTACCAGTTAATTTAAACCCACATGCTTGATTAAGTATATAAACTGTTCCATTTGCTTTGTCTTCTACTCTGTTTATCTCTGTTTTACCATCAGCTTTAAATTCATCTACTATTGTTGGTTCTGTTTTACCCGATTTTATTACGTAATCGTTATAAGCTGGACTTTTATTATAATCAAATCCTGTGTATAACGCTTTACTTCTACTGTAAGCATGGTTATGCCCACATAAGAATAAATCTACTTTATGTTTTTCTATTGTAGCTATCCAACGTTGTAATCTTTTAGCACGTCCTACTGTAAATGGGCTTAAATGTGCTATAAGTATAACCCAACGTGGTTTTGTTGGTCTAGCGTTCATTTCTGTTAAGTGAGTATCTAACCATTCTGCTTGTGCTTGTAAGTATGCATCAGTGTCAACGTACCCTCCTATACTTCCTTGCCCATTCATGTACGTTTTATCTTCGTTACTATTTAACACTACAAAATGAGTGTAACCTAAATCAAACCAATAAACACTATTACTCCATTTATTTTCATTCGTAATGTAATAGTTAAATGCATCCGAGAATTTCTTAGCAATTAAGTCATTGTTACCACAAGCTATTACATGTGGCATATTACGTGTTATATCCTTAGCATAGTCATAGTAGTATTTCCATTCAAAGGTTCTACTAGCATTTTGAGAAATATCACCTGTGTTTAAATGGAAGTCAAACTGTGACGCTTTAGGGTTTAACACTTTACCTGCAATTCTCCAAACGTCATATTCTCTCTCCGTCCATGACTGTTGGTCAGTAGTCCATAACATATTTATTGGTGTTTCGTCAGTAAACTGTTTCACCTCAAAAGTGAATATGTCACTGGAACAACCTTCTGTACCTACTTGATATTCGTATTTACCTACTGGTATGTTATGCACTATGGCTCTGTGTACTGTTGTATCTCCGTCCACATGTGACGCTACTTCTGTAGTTGTTTCAACTCTAGTCCAAGTTGTTTCACCTTCTTTTCTATACTTCACAAAACCTTCTTTTGTTAAAGGTGTTTGGAAAGTGAATGTACGTGTTGTTTCAGCGTTACCAAAACAGATGTTTACCATTGAAGGTGTTGTAGCTGTTTGTTTAGGTTTGTCATAAAACTCATTCCAACGTCCGTCTTTTACACATCTTGGTCTATAAACATCCACGTTACATGTTAAGTAATTTATAGGTTCACAGTCGGCTTCATTGTTACCTTTTACTAAAGCGTTACTTCCTATATTTTTAGTTTTATCTAAAGATGCATTAGCGTAATCCACTCTATGTACAGCTGTATTTTTATCCATACAGTGTAGATAACGTGTTTCATATGCCACTACTGTTTCATCTGCATTTTTACCCCCACAACCTAGTAAGTCTATGTAACGTCCATTAGTTGCTGTTACATTTCCCAACGCATCTTTTGTTTGTCTTGTTGGATTATCTTCGGGTGTATCTGCACCTATGCATAGGTAAACAGAGAAACCTTTATTAACAAGTTTTTTATCCCATGACATATCATAATCTGTTATGTTACATCTTACTCCGTCAGCATAAAAATCTTGGTGCTTACCACATCTTATCAAGAAGCTGTGTTTTGCTGGAACAATACCTTTAAGTGGTAGGCTTTCCCATGCACCAGCTTTTGCTCTATACCAAAGATACACACCTTTTAAATTTAAATCGTCATTTCTAAAGTTGTATAACTCTATGAATGAGTGAGACACAGGAGTTGTTTCTACTCCTGTCCCACCTCCATACATTTGATTTATTACAAGTCCATCATATAAAGTGTTTTCACCTTCTTGAGCGTCTGCTCTAGTATAGACTTCTTCGGGTACAGCTTTTAATTCACCATTTACCACTTCTAAAATGTATTTAACATTGTCGTCACCTAACACTCTAAAAGTGTCATGTGTTTTGTCAATTATACTTTGTATCACAACCTTTTTTGTTACACCACCCGACATTACAGGTAAGTAATCAGAACCTGGAGTTAAACTTAATAATTCTGATAATTTATCAATCGTTACAGTTGCCATATAATATCACCTCTCTTTATTATTATATCAAGGAAAGGGTATCCCTTTCCTTATAACTTTAGTATACAATATCTTTAAGTTGTGTACTAAGTTCTGTCAGTATTCCTTTCAAAGTCTTATCCTTTGTTTCTATACCTTCTATTTCTAAAATTTGTACATCATTTAAAGTTTTATTAATTAAACTTTCCAACTTGATTTTCTTAGTAACGCCTTTCTCATTAACCAAGGCATATGTTTCATTAGGGATTACATTTAAAATCTCCGTTAACTGGTCTATTGTTACCATTTCATTTGACATTTTTTAATTCCTCCTATCTACTTATTTTAATAAACTGTTGTTTATCTGTTACAAGATATTTGCCGTCTGAAGTCGTTAATTTTTCACCTTCGGGAGTTGGTTCGGGAGTTGCTGAACCACCTTGTGTAATCAAATATACTCCCTCTTCTGTTACTAAATAAGTTCCGTCTTCTGTTACTAAAGCATTATCAATATCAGCATCGGGATTATCGGGATTAACTATTGTTCCATGTTTTTTAATATATTCAACATCTTTTTGTAACGTTTTAACAATTTCCATTACAGCATCTACTTTTTTCGTGTATGCTTTTAACATATTTGCTATGTCATCCATAGTATACTGACCTTCTAACATAGGTACTACATCATCTTCTCTGACCCATAACAGGTCTTTATCAGAAGGTTCTTCTACTTGTTTTACCCATGCTTTACCTCCATTGGTGTTTTCTTCCCACAAAGGTGTTTCATTCATCTTTGCAGTATTTCTATATTCCTTATGTTCTAATAAACAAAACACTTTAAAACCTGGTGGGTATAAAATATTGTTTACATTAGCTTTTAATACTTCCAAACTGTCACTTAACTGTCTAGCATCTAAAGGTTTTCTACCCGAATATTCAAAGTTACTTCCTACTTGTGGCATCCAATCACCTCCTAAAAACTAAATGTAAATGTTATACCTGTTGCAGATGCTTTATCTTTTATTGTGTAAACGTAATAGGCTACACCTTTAAGTGTCATTTCACTTTTTATAAAATCATTTTTATAACTAAACCCATTTCCATCTTTTATGTCACGTAATGTTCCGTATGTTTTAGGGTAAGCATAAAACACCTTTTTATCATTGTAAGTTAATGTAACAGACTTATTACCTTTTGTTTGCACCAGTTTATTTTGTCCTAAAATGTACGCTTCTGTAAGACTGTCAGAGAACGTTCCATAATATATAGGTGATACAAAATATATTGTGACACTTGCTGTTGCTGTAGCGTTCTTGGCATCTGTTACCTTTAGTGTGAATGTCTTTGTAACATTAAGTGTTCCAGTAAAAGTTGCTGTGTCATCTGTGGGCTGTACATTACAATCCGTTAAAATAATATTAGTAGCTTTTCTACTTAATGACCAGTTAAACACTATACTGGATAACACTGTCCCAACTTCATACACAAAAGTTGAAAGATTTGCTCTAAATGAATTTATCTTTATTGGAGTGTATTTTAAATCCTCAAACATTCGATTTATCTTATTAGCACTCCATGTTGTAGTAAGTCCTGTGGAGTTATCATCTATTTCTGTACCTCCACCTCCTGTGCCATTAGCATTTATCAGTTTAGGTGGAAGGTCTTTACCTTGACCTATATATAATTCATTTGTATCTGTACAGTATAGAGGTTCACCTTCTAACCCATAAGGTAAATCATTCTTCTTACCTCTTTTAAATTGTACTGTTGAATCTACTGCCATTTTGTATCACCTCCTATTCTGTTCTAATTAAACTTGGAGTTACCAAGTATGAACTGGTTTCTGTTAAACTTGCCGAAACATAGAAATATATATTTACCTCTTGTGTTGAAGTCACTTTAAATGTTGAACCTGCACCTCTATCCCACACTCTAGCCCCGTTTATATCTTTCAATGGACTACCATCAGCTTCAATACCAATACCCCATGTTAATGAAGTACCTGTAGAATTTACTGTTTTGTGCTTAGGACATCCACTTAATTTATAAGTTCCAGGAGTTAAAGTTAAAGGGTGGTCTGCATCATAGATATAAAATGTGGTATTTGCCGTATGTAGACTTGTGTCATATACTTGAACCCCGAAACCTCCTGTTGGTTGAGGTATAAATACATTACCATTTATATATAATGATTTCTGAACTGGTAAACTGTCATAACTAAACTGTGGTAATAAATTTATATTTTTAGGCGTTTCCGAAACACTTGTAGGTGTGTAATCTGGTCTGATTATTAATACTACATTATCCATATAATCAGCAAAATAATTCATTACAAGAACATCACCATCTGGGTCATCTTTCACTATATGGTGTATAAAATTAGGTCTATGTGCAAATATTCCTACATCTGTTACACTTTTAAAATTAGTATTTGTATCATCATTAGACCAAAATACTAAATCCCCTGCTTTCACATCAGAAGGTAAAGATGAAGGAGGGTTAGCCTTGTCATACTCATGTAACACACGTCCCATTTGATAATAATATTCTGCAATTTCTCCTACAGTTGCAACACTTTTATACCCACTGTTAAAAGAATGTGTCATATCTGCACGTGTTTGCATATCTAGGTAAGCGTCCCCTTGATTTACAAGATTTCCAGCAAACGATTTATTTGATACTCCAGCAACACTTTGGAAAGGACTCTCTGCGTATAAAATTCCACGTAATACTAAAGAAGCATATGTGTCACTATTCATGTAACATTTACCATCAGCATCTGTTAATACCCCATCTTGACACAAACCATGTTCAGCACTGTACACAAAGGAAACAAGACCTTTACATGTTGCAGTGTGATAACTCTTAGCTATCTCTGTAGCCTGTGTACCATAAAATGTTTCAGTTGTGGCTCTCTGTAAATAACGTAACACTTCTGCTGTTCCTTTTACATTAAATATTGTCGCCCCACTAGCTATATTTTTACTTATTAAATTTGGGTCACCTTTTACTTTTACATCTCCAGCCATGAAATTTCCACCTGTAACAGCAATTTGGTCGGATGTAGAAGGTGTGACTGTTATATCTTGAAATGTTGGTAATTGTAATGTCGAAGATTTTGTTCCACTTGCAAGTATGCCTTGGTCTTGTGTGACTTTTGCTGTTATGACCCCTGTTGAATTGTTTATGCTTATAACAGGTGTTGCAACCTCTGTTCTATTTACTTTGCCTGTTATTTTACCATTATCTATATATGCCATCTTGCTTATTTCATTTGCAAACTGTGACGGTTTAAGTTTAGTATTATTACCTGTTACTCTGTGTATAGCTGTTCCTATGTTTGTAAATAAATCACTTAGTGTACTCATTAATAATCACCCCCAATTGCATCTGAAATTAACCCATCAACATATGTTTTTAAGTTCGCTTCTATTTTAGATGTATCTACTGTACCACCTTCACCTGTGCCTATTTTAGAAGCTAACACTTTACCTTGATTAGCTGATAATGGATTTGTGGTACTTGTGGATTCCAAAGTATCTAATACAGCAGGGAAATCTATTGACGCACCAAATGTACCACTATTATTTTTTAGATACAGTTTTTCATTTTGTATTGTTAATCCTGTCACTTCTGTACCTTGTAATGTTTTAAAATCTATTAAGTCAGTCCATAACGTTTCACCTTTGTAACGGTACTGTAACACTTTATTTTCACTTACTTGTATTTCAAGTTCTCTAGCATTACTTCCTGTATCGGGTAAACTAGGGTCTAATATATCTGAACTATCTGTAAATAAACCTCCATTATAAACTGTGTCACGCTCTGTATCTAAATCTCCAAATCCTCCCCCATCTATTACAACTTTACCTAATAAACCTCTTAACTTATCTAGTAAATCTTCTTCATCTTTTAGGTCTGTAATATCTAAGGGGTCATTTCCGTCTACCATATGCGTTTCAGCATGACCTTCACCAACTATAGGTTTTATATAATTCTCTGCATAACAGAAAATCTTTTGTCCCTCATGTATTTCAATATTAAATCTAATACATTTACTGTCTACTTCCACATATTCTTCGGGCATTAATAGAAGTCCGTCAATAAATACGAGCATTGTACTTTTACCAAAGGCATACGCTCTAGGGAAATCTATAACAGTTTGCCCTTCTTTAGCTACACACTCATAAGTAAATTTAGTAGAATTATGACCTTTAGTATTTACTGTTACATTAAAGGTATCTGCTCCTAAATACCCTATATCTAGGTATGTCGCATTTTTATCTGAATTATCTGTCACCAAGTCATACATTATTTGTATTCTTCTTGTTGTTTCTTCATTTACACGTTCATCCCACATACTATTAGCTACCACTCTACTCTCTTGAGCGTTACCTTTAAATTTTATAATGTCTGTATAAGATTTTTCTTCTTCCCAAACTTTAAGATAAGCGTGATGCCCTCTTAGTATTTCACATGATAAATGTGTAATGTCTATTAAATAACCTCCTACTACAGCAACTTCATTATCTAATGTAAGGAAGCCGTCTTTATAAGACAGGCTTCCTGTATTCATTAAACCGTCACCTATGTAATCTTTTACAAATTGTTGTTGTCTGTAGTAAGAAATGTCTTGTAGTTCATTAAGTTCTGTTTCAAGTACATAACTTCCAGCACCTACTTTTACACTTTTAAAATTGGCATCTGCATTGAAAGATGAACTTAATGCGAATCTATCTGACATATCTTACACCTCCTAGTTATTATTATTAAATGTAAACCTCATACTACGTTCTATTTGTAGATTTTCTGTTTTACTTTGTAGTTTGTGTATTTTGTGGTTTATCATGATACCACTATTTAATGCACTTGTTGCATCTCCACCTATTATGGCGAACTCTCTCCAATCCCCATTACACTCACTAGCATTAAATGTAAGTGTTATTTGTAACACGTTTGTTACACCAGCTGTTACATTACCACTTGCATCTAAGAATTTAAAAGCAGATGACGGAATTGCTTTTCTTCCTATTTCATTACTAAGTTGTGTATCAGTAGGTGACGGACTAGGTAAATTGGTATCACTCCAACTTGCTTGACCACTACCTACTGCCCAATAACATAATCCACCTTTACCAGCTAAAGCATATGCTATAGCTTTATTTATGTTATTGACTATGGTATTTTTACTCCACTCTGTTTCTTTTATTAATTCTCCAGTTTTTGCATCGTAAATTTTGTCTTTAAATTGCCCTACGGCATGCAAATTATTTTTATCCATTACTATACCTCCTTTTGATAATATTATAGCATACTCATTACACCATAACTATACTAACTAAAGATGCCTTCACATATGCTACTTTACCATGAAACTCTACAGCAACCCAGTTAGGGTCTGAATCATCTAAAACAGTAAATCTATAATTAGTACATGTTGTTCCTAATTTAGAATAACTGTCCCCTTTACCACTTCGTACATAAATTGCTTTTTTACATACTGCCACTTTTCTTGAGGATGTAACAATATCACCTATAGTAACTTTTACGCTACCTCCTTTATGTCTACCAAAGTTAGCACAGTCATTGTATGTTTTCATTAATAGGTCTATATGGTATACCCCTCCACTATCAACAACTATTGCTCCACCATGGTCTGTCGCAGTAAATATTACGTTGTCATACTGTGTACCTGTTCCTTCTACTCTAACTCTACTTCCTAATGGCACACTCATAGGAACAGCACATAATTTTTGGTCGGGATAACCTATAAGTTTATTACCTAACGCATCAGTACCTGCTGTACTACCATCGGGAGCATTTGGGTAATAAGCTGTAATGTTTGCTGGATAAGATGTACCTGTAAACGTTCCTTTTTCACCTGCTACGTCCTCATTATTTGTACTGCTATCAGTTAAAAATGGATTTTTAGTTAAGTATTGAATGTATGGAAGTCTACCATGTTTAGTCCATTTTCTAGTGTGTATATCTGTAGGGCAATTAGAACAGTTTGATACACCTGTAAGCATTACACCATTCCATTCATCACCATACCCTATTTTATTCCAACGTGGGGTACATTCAATACATTTTCCAGCACCTACATATAATCCAAAATGACCCGACATCCATAATGCTTCACCTACTGCCATGTTATCCCAGCCTGTACTTGACTTACCTGTACAGTAACTGAATAATCCGTCTGCTGATGCATCGGGTACACCATTACTTGCATATATTGCACCCCCAAAAGATTTACTTGCGTCGCCATCCCAACCCCATAAAATAGCTTTATAAAGATTGACACAGTCGAATCCCCAGTATCTCTTACTACTATTAATGTATTGTGTATATTGTGCCTTTCTTGCAGAAGTATAGAATCCAGGGTATTGTCTTGCCTTAGCATTTACTACACTTTGCGTTACAATTTGTCCTATACCACCATATAGATAACACGTGTTATAGTGTCTTAATACTTCATATGCTTTCGCCATTAATTGATAGTTATTTGTTACTCTTCCCTCAAATCTATCGGGTACGTATAAAGGGTCTTTAGTGTCGGGAGGTATAGGAGGTAATTCAGTTCCTCCGTCACTTGTTATTTGTACATATTTATTTGACACGTAACCATAGTCATTATTGTATTTTATTTTGTACCAACCTGTTGTGCTGTCTTGGCTTACTATTTCTACTCGTGTACCTGTTGTTAATACGCCAATACTGTCGTAAGATGTACCTGCCCCACTTCTGACATTAACATTACCTGTTGTTACACCTATTTTTCCTAAAGACGCATCACCCTTGCCGTCATCTTTATTATTTTCTGTATCTAATATTATTTCTTTTACATTACCCCACAAAACGTCATAACCAGCTTGGTTTAAATGACATCCATCACTAGAATATTGACTATTTAATATATTATTAACTAACAAACCTTTACTTGCATCAATATGGTGTATACTTAAATCCGTACATACCTTATCTATTACGCTATTAAATTCATCAATCATTTTATTTATTGTAACGTAATCATTTATGCTACTAAATTTTTCACCCATGTGATATTCTTGTATAACATATACGGGCGTTGTTGGAAATTTTTCACGTAATGCTGTTAACATATTTTTCATGTAATATTGACCACTTGTTCCAGGGTCATTTACCCCTAATAAAATTATGAAACATTTTGCATCTTTTGGGTATTGCGTTAATCTATCTACGCCAGTTTTTGTATTATAGAAGTAATTAGCTGAACACCCTATTTTAGCATCTACTGTCATGTCTTTAAAATATCTGTCCCCATAACTTTGCATAGCTACAAAACGTGAATCACCCATAGCAACTGACCCTGTTAAATCTGTCAATTTTTCTACACCAGGGTCGGGGTCGGGTGTAGGTTCGGGGTCTATTGGTGTAGGGGTAGGTGTTGGCGTAGGTGTAGGTGTAGTACCTCCACTAGATAAATCTGTCACCTTATCTGTGTAATCTCCTTCACTTATAGTACTGTATACAGTGTAACGTTCTTGTTCTGTTATACTCCCAAAATCCAATTCTGTTACATGCAATTTTACGTCCACTATTTCGGGAAGGTATTTTAATCGGTCATAATGTTCATATTGCACATTACCATATGTTCTGTCTGATACAACTTCTATATCCTTAAATCCACTTTCTACAACTGTTACATTTACTTCTTCGTTATAATCTTCCTCGTCAATTAAGTGTTGATTTAGTACGAACACCACATTTATATAACTTGGTACTAAGTCTTTTAAATACCTCCTAATTAATTCTTCTGATATTGTTGCTTCCACTTCTAGTGTATGTATTTCAACATATACTATAAACCTACTTGTTAATTCACTACCAGCATATCTGTAATGTATTGTTTGAGTTTCGGCATAAGTTATAGATTGTTTCGCCCCTAAAGGTAGCTCTACTTCATCTACCCATGTTTTGAACGCATATTCATTACCTTCTGTTATGTCAACGTCATAACCTGTTAATTCTCTTGCAACAAATTCTATTACGTCACGTGTTCCTTTACGTTTAAGTATTGGAACAATGTTAGCTAGTAACTTCCTTTGGAAGTCTTCTGATATATCGTCATATATTTTTATACCAAACATTTTTGCATAATAAGGTAAAAACTTGCTAGGCATTTTCTCCACATCTAATAAGTCTTTGATGTCATCTGTTTCCTCAAATACAACATTTAAGTATTCACCTAAACATTTTAGATAACGCTCTAAAGTGTATTCCGTTTCAATATCTCTGTAACGATAATAAGCTGGAAGTTGCTTGTATAAATAAGTGCCAAAATCCATTATACAACCCCTCCATTCATTGTTGTATTAATAGTTTGTAATGCTGTCACAATTCCAGGTTCTGTAGGGATTATTTTGGCTTTATTGTCATCTAAATATCCTGTTACATCTAAAACACCTTCAATATCCAATACATCTGATAAAATACGTGATAAATACATTGGCTCTCCAATTTTTCTAGTATCTACATTATAATTAGCCAATAATGTATCTGTTATTACACTTCTTGTCATAGCTTTTGATGCTGTTTCCTCTAGTGTAATGTTTAAATTCAATGTTACATATTGTATCTTTGCCCATTTTATTGAAACTGTTACACCTAGTGCTTTTTTACTTAAATAAACTTCCTCTAAAGATTTACGTAATTGTTTCAGTGTGGCATCATTCATGTCCTCATAATTTTTAGGTAACACATACACTGTTATATCCAATGGTTTAGATTTTTCGCTATATGAATAGGCATCTAAAACATACTCTTGCCCTTTTAAAATGTCTGCATAATCCTCTGTTGTAATACAACTCCATTGTGTTTTAAAAGATGATGACGCATTTAATTTTATTTCCTCTAATGTTTCTCTATCTACCCCTAATACATAGGGTTCAGCTGGATTAAATGTACTCTTTACATATGCCAAATTTTCATCAGTTCTAGTTATAACTCTAGGTGCTACGTTACCAACAGTTCCCCCTCCTACTCTGTATGTCACAGTTAATCCATCAACGTGTACTGCTGGTATTTTACCACTACGTCCATTACCAAAATGTACTGTTGCTACATTATTTTCATCTAATGTTACAGTGTAATGTTTATCCAAAGGGGACGACTTTATAAAGTTAGAAACTCTAGTCCATTCTTCTGTCATACCATTTTCACCTATGGCACTAACTATTATGCTATCTTTTATTACACCACTTCTTGGAACAGTAAACGTTTGATTAGCTGTTCCATCAGATGACCCCAATGCATCATTTTCTACTGTATATCCTTGGGTACATGATACTTTATATAAATATTCTCCCTTTTCATCTTTTTCTAATCCTGTACGTTTTGCTGGTATAACAAGGTCAGTATCTAATTCAAAGTATAAAGATTCCTCTCCATACTCACCTTTAGTACGTAACAATGTTCCAGCTGGAATAACAGTGTCATCTTCTGTCGGGATTATTTCAAATACTTGGTACACTTTGGAAGGTGTATTCTCTTGTATTTCATAACCTAATATTCCTTGTGCTATCATCATTACACTGCTACGTTCTCTTGCTGTAGCTAAAAATACTTCGTTCGCCACTTTATCATTATAATATGATAAAATGTCTAACCCATGTGCTAATAAATCAAGTAACACTATACCAGCGTCACTGTCAGATGTGTCTGTATATTCGGGGATTAATTGCTGTAATCTTTGAATCATATCTTGTCTAAATCCAGCATAATCTCGGTTTGTATAATCAACATTATCCCTTACTTTCAAAGTCAACACCTCCTAAATTAATTAATGTGCATAATAATCCTAAATTCGGGAAATCTACTAATGTATACTTAATCTCTACTTGTATTACACTTTTCTCCTGTAATATTGTAATGTTTTGTTCCTCCACGTTTATACGTGGTTCATACTTACGTAGTGCATCCATTATTTGGTAACGTAACAAAGAGTATAAAGAGGAATCTTGAGCCTTAAATATATCAGTGTCTAGCTCTGAACCAAATTCATAGTTCATTACCCTTTCACCTAAACACGTACACAATATTTGCTCAATACTTTCCTCTATATGCTCTACATCTTGTAAGTTAGCTTCACTCATTACAATACCACCTTTATTTCCTATTCTAAAAGGAAAACTTATTCCTCGTATATCTTTATCCATTTATCTTGTTCACCCCACGTTCCTACATAGATTGGTGTACTGCTTATGTCATCTTTCTCAAATTCAATCCATACCATTTGTCCCACTTGGGGAATATGATATTCAAACCCTAAAGGAATACAAGGGTAACACCATGCACTCTCACTATTCCCATAAATTAAAGGGCAGTATACTTTTATACGCCCCATTTTCATAGGGTCTTTATTATTTATTACTTTACCTCTATATTTCATTATATATTACACCTCCTATGGTAATGTTAGCGTAATTCCTACTTTTAAAACATTCTTATTTTTTATTTTCGACTTATTTGCCTTATATATTATATCAACATACTTACTACTTCCATAATACTTCTTTGAAATGCTGTATAACGTATCACCTTTCTTAACCTTATATGTTTTATTATTCGTTACAGGTTTAACTGCATCACTCTGCACAGTTTTTTTACCTTTTATGGCTATGTCATAGGCTTTAGTATAATCTCCAAATCCGTTACGTTCTACTTTTAATGATTGTTTAAATTCTGTACCCGATAACTCAAAGTCTACTTCTGTAACATAATATAAACCTGTTAGGGCATCTCCTACTCCTTCTAATCGTATGGTCTGTCTTGCATCTAACTCCATATAAGGTTCAAGAGTGTCTATGTCACCTTCTAAAACAGCAACTTCATCTTTTCCGTCACCCACACGTGGCATATCATCACTTCCCTTGCGTATTCTTAGTTTTAGTTGTTGTAACTTCCGTTACACTTAGTGTAGCTAAATCATAATCCTGTTCATATACTGGAACACGTTTAGTCACACTATTTATAGTAGGCTTAAATGATTTTATGGAACATTCTCCTTTTCTATATTCGAGTGTTTTCTTAGGTGTTTCCAGTAAGTTTTTCTTACAGTAATAACCTGTGCCATTAAATACATAACATAACCAGTCATCTGCTTCTTCATCTGCCAATTTTTTTAAGAATGACATATCTGTTTCATTACTTTGTGACACTTCTGAACTACTGGAATTACTGTCACTTGTTGAAGGCTTATCCTGTGACTCGTCTATTACAGTTCTTAAACCATAGCTTTGAAATATCTCTGTAGCTATTACATGACGTTTTTTGTTACCCCAGTTTTTAGATTTTTTCTTCCTATCTAATCTATAACTTTCATCTGAACACGTAATAGTCATTTTAGGAGTGTCATCTGACATTTCCACACTTACTTGAGCAACATATCCTACAAAATTTACTATTCCACTGTTACCTTTATCTTTTTTGAAAGAAAAATTAATAGGCACATTTTGCTTAAATAATTCTACATCCCCTATAAAAGTCATTTCGGGGTCATTTATTTGTAGTTCTAGAGAAGATGCCCCTGTACTCATTTTTTTCATCTTTATATTAGATATAAATTCCTTCATTTCTGTAGTAAATTGTTTACCATTCAAGTTTACACTGAAAGATACCATTTATTACACCTCATTTCTCAAAGGAATTAATAATAAATCCCCTGGTTTTATATCTAAAGGTGTTTTATACTTAGGGTTACTCTCCATTATTCTCCACCATAGACTTTCGTCACCATAACATTTATATGCTATGTTCATTAAAGTGTCACCTTCTATTACAATGTAACGATAGTGCTCTTCATCTGTCACCAATTCTCTACGAGTTAATATCTGTGTGTTATCCCTAATAGTTGTAGGTGTATCTTCATAACGTGAGCCTTTAAAAATCATTTATCTCTCACCTCCACTATATTTATGTCACAGGTAGCTTCTATACATTTCAAATTGTTATCAAATAGGGTTTTCTTCACTTTTAAAGTGTTTATATAACCTTTACATACAGAAGTTCCAAATACACAAATAACCATAGGGGGTTCACTATATTTTGTTTTAGGTGTTACTAAACCCTCTAAATAGGATATAAAGTCTTCTGTATCTTTACCTCTAAGGTATAAAGAGTAAGGTCTTGATATAACACTGCCCTTTCCATATTCAATTTTAGGGTAAGACAATCCTGGAGAAATCATGGTATTATACTCTTTATCTATGTCATAATCTACACTGTTAGGGTTAAACATGAACTTCCTTATTTCATTTGTTTCACAATTTTTTAAGTAACCTTTTACTTTTGCTCCAGCCCCCATTTCATCACCTCCACTTAATATAATTATAGCCTATGCAATAAAATAAATAAATCTCTATTACATAGGCTAATTACTTTAATATACAAATAAATCTCTCTTATTTTTAACCTTTTGTAGCATATCAAATATTCTTTCTGCATCTTCCATTGTGAAAGATTTTCCGTCTTGTACTTGAATATTGAAATTTATTGTATCATTTGAAGTCCTGTTATTATTATTTGTATTATTTGTATTTGCATTATTTGTTGTAGCCATTACAGGTGTTGCAATTTTTCCTATACGTTCCCTCATATCAAAATCTTGAGCGTTAGGTAAAGCATATTCTATTGCCCTTTCAGTTTTAGGTTTTTCTTGTGTAACCCCTACATTATAACCTTCCATTGTATTTATACCTATAGATTCAAATACTCTTGAAGGTGAATGTATACCTAGTAAAGATTTAGCTTTGTTTATTGCACCTTTTACTGCCCCTGTTACAGCTTTAATTAGTGTGGATGCTTTAGATTGTACACCCCTTACTAAACCTTGTATCATGTTTCTACCTATACTAAGGAATTGAGAACCTAAACCTTTAACTTTGCTTATCATATTTTTTACTGCATTAACCACGTTGTCTTTAGCTTTTATTGCTCCTGCTCTTAAAGTAGATGCAAAAGAACCTATTCTAGTTTTAGCATTACTTACCATGCTTCCTAACTTACTACCTACCTTACTTGCTAAACTAGCTATTTTAGAAACAAAGTTGCTTACCATTCCACTTATTTTAGAAATTACACCACTTACTAAATTACCTATTGCTGATAAAACACGTGTCTTCATACCAGTAAAGTAACCTACTATTTGATTGATTGCAATGGATACAAGATGACTAGCGTTACAAATACCTTGTTTTAACCCTTCTACTACATATCTACCTAATTCTGCCATTACAGTAGAAGGCGAATGTATACCTAAAAGGCTCTTAAAGCCATCTATGATAGTTTTACCTATTTGACATATTGCATCCCAAACACCTGTGGCTAATCCTACAATTCCGTCTATTAACCCTTGTACTACATTTGAGCCTAAACTTATCCAATCTATACTTGTGAAATAACCCACTATAGAATTAAACACGCTAGTTATAGCCCCCCACATTGTAGATAATACGGATGTTACAGTAGTACATATTGTATTCCATGCTCCACCAAAATCACCAGTTAATATTTGTCCTACAGCTTTAACTATACCACCTATAATAGTAAATACATTTTGTATAGTACCTCCTATAATAGTACACGCTATACTTACAATTGTCTGTACTGTTAGGAAAGCAAAAGACAGAACCTGTTGTATTGTAGATGCGTGTTGAGTAATAAAGGATGCTATCCCAGCAAAGGCATTTATTACAACTAAGAATATAGTACCTACTACGGGTAATATGACATTACTTATTATTGCCCATGCCCCCGAAATTATAGTACATATACCATTCCATATTGTACTTGTACTTTGCATTATTTCTTGACCATGTTGTTCCCAAAAGTCTGTTATAGCTCCCACTATAGTTAATACAATATTCATTATACCTTGTACAGCTTGGCTTACTGCTGGTAATAATGTTTCATATGCCCATTTTACTTTACTGCTAATTGTGTCACCATGTTTCTCCCAAAATTCTGTTGCACGTTGCACTAAATCTTTTAATATAGTCAATGCTCCATTTACTATGCCACCTATTACAACTCCTAAACCTTGATATACTGATGAAACAAAATTTTGTATAGTTTCTCCATGTTCCTCCCAAAATTCTGTTAAACTTTGAATTATAGGTGTTACAACAGCATTTAATAAATCAGCTAAGAATTGATAAGCGACCATTAAACCATTTTGTATTTCGTCTGCATGGGCTTTCATAAAGTTAGCCACTTCTTGTAATAAACTTGCTAGAGGGGATAAAACTGCATTTAATATATTTATTGCTCCTGTTAGTCCACCTACTATTAAATTTGTTACTGTTTCAATCGCACTACCCGAATCTTTAAATCCTCCTGTTACATCACCAAAGAATACGGAAAGTACAGAACCTATTGCACTAAATATTGTTCCGAATATAGTACCGAGTGACTGCATGATAGATTTCAAGTTCTCTATGACAGGCTTTAATTTACCATCCATAGCTTCACGAACACCATCTACTACTTGTGTAACAAAACTACTTATAGCTTGCCATATTTTCATAACACCATTACGGAAGTTTTCATTTGTTTTCCATAATGCCATTATACTTGCAATTAAAACTGCTATTGCAATTATCCAAGGGTTAAATCCCAGTCTAGTTCCAAGAGTTCTCCATAACCCTGCTATTGAACTTCCTAATGCTCTAATACTTGAAATAGGATGTAAGAACATTGTACCTAACCATCTTACACTACTACCTACCATACGTACTGATGCACGAACACCACGTAATGCTAAATTGGCTGTATCACGAAATAGTCCTACGATACTTCCTGTTTGTCTAAAGTTCGTTCCTATTTGTAGGATACTAGAGCCTAAACGTCTTGCTCCAGCTATAGGTCTACGTACAGCACCTAAAGCTCGTGCACCAAACCATGTTGCTCTAGTTGTGACAGCTGTAAATGCTCGAGAACCTAAGTTTCGTATACCATTGAACATATCAAAAGCTAAAAGTTGTACTCCAGCTATTGGATGACGTAATATTGTAAATGCTGTACCTATTCTACTTGCTACAGCTCCGCCTATTCCACCTAATCTTTGAAATGCTCTACCTACAAAACCTAATCTTCCTGTTAAAGGAGAGAAAACCATACTTCCCAGTGTCTTAAAGGTGTTAAGCATATTAAAAGCTGTCATAGCTGTCAGTAACCCTATACCAAAACTATCAAAAAAGGCTGTTATGGTAGGGTGAGCTTTTTTAAATTCATTAACAAACTCTCTAACGGATTTTATTGCCTTATTGATAGACTCTCTAAACCACTCACAATTATGATATAAGGTTAAGAATATGCCCACAACTGCTGTAACTGATGTTGCAATACCTATAAAGAAACTTATTGCTTCGGCTAATCCCATTACACTACCACCAGCTTGTGTGATATTAGCTACTATGGAAGTCCATATGAATCCCCCAGCAGTCTTAATTGCTAAAAATGCCCCTGCTACTAAAGTCGCAATAGGTACTATTAAAGCTAATGCCGTTGCTATACGTGTAATGATAGGATGTGCCTTTTCAAAAGCTATAACACTTGTTAATACTTTATTTGCTAAATCCATCATTTTAATCATAACTTCTGCCACAACTTTTATTATAGGTCTAAGTGCTCTTAACGCTGTTCCTTTTAATCTCTCAAAGGATTTACTAACGGCTGGTACTTGTTTATATGCCAATGCCCCTAGTGCTGTGTAATATGCACCTACCCCTAAAGCTAATGTTGGGAATAGTGTAACAAACCCGTCTGCGAAACTTTGCATAGCCATCATATAGTCAGCTACTTCTTTACCACTAAATCCTTGATTAAATAATCTAGCTTGAATTACCAAAGGGTCAAACGCTTTACTTGCTTGTTGTATTGCTCCTGCTACTCCTGTAAAACTACTTGTCATAGCACCTATTACTGGGTTTGTTCTTTGTAACACTTGTGTAAATTTCATTGCACTTGTTTTTGTTTCAAGTAATGTACGTGCCTGTGCTTGTATTCTACTTCTGTTACGTTCTAAAGCTATACCACGCATATTTTCTATGGCATTAGTAGCTATACCAGCTTGTTGCATCATAGAATAATATTGACTTGTTGTTCTAAATCCACGTTGGTTTATTCTCTCTATACGTCTACTTTCCTGTGCCATATTACGTACTGCTGTTTGATAACTTAAAGCATCTATTTCACCACGTTGATACATTCCATGTAACCTAGCTTGTGTGTCATTTATTGTATTTCTGTAACGCTCTAATGCTTGTGTTGTTTGTTCTTGTGTTATAGCGTGTGTTCCTTCTGCATTAAAACCTAATAATGCTCTTTGTGCTGTTTGTGTTTCTCTTGCTATTCCTTGCATCATACTTGCAACACGTCTACCACTATTTGTCATACCAGCAAATTGACCCCAAGGTCTAATACTACTTTCTAGTGAATGTGCCATATCATTGGCACTTCCTGTCATACGCATTAACTCTCGGTTAAATTGGTTAGAATGGTATCTATGTCTACGTCCATATTGGTCATAGTAGTAAGTATATTGTCGCATACTACTTGCCATATCAGTAAGTGTCATGGAAGGGTTGGAAGAAGATAAACCAGTGTTGGCTCTTTCAAGGTCTGTAACAGCATTTATTGTTTCTCTAGTTTGACGCTCCAATTCTTCTAAATTGTGCGAAGCGTTCTGAACACCTCTCGATGCTCTATCTTGAAGGGTTAGGAGAATACCTAACCCGAATAATTCACCCATATGTTACACCTCGCTATCTAAATATCTAATAATTATTATTTAACTTTTCCATAGCTTCTTGCTCGGCTTGGTCATGCTGGGTTAATATATCAATGTACTCCCTACGGGATTGTGTTGTCATATCGTATATTGTATTCTTATCCCAATGGTAACGCATAGAAATATAATGCGTATCCATTTTAAGGACTTCATAATAGTTTTCTGCGATAAGTTTAGCATCATTCCCGTAAAAATCATCTATAAAAAATCTGCGTTATTAAGTGTAACAGTAAATTGTTCACCACATTCGGGACACTCAATATCAAATTCTCCTATGTCATATCCACATCTGTGTTCGGCTAGAAGTTTTAATAAATAGTCCCTATCTTTCATAGATAAATCTTTTATTACACTGTCATGTATTTTTACATCTCCTAATGTTTTTATACATCTAGCTAATAAAAGTGTATTTGCTAACCCAAAATTGTTTCTTGCAGAAATATCTAATATTTCTCTGTCTAAACCTACTGGTCTTCTCATTGTTCCTATAGTATGTTTATTACCTTCTTTGTCATAGTAACCTTTAGGTAGTTCAAACTCTATTTCTTCAATTCCGTCATAAGGAATTACATCAAATTCGTCTATTTCAAACTCCGTTTTTATTTTCTTTTTACAGCTAGGGTTAGGACATTTATTTGTAACAGTTAAAGTGTCACCTATTGATAATGCTCTAATTTTCATAAAAGCGTAATCTTGGTCATTGATATACATACCTTGTATAATTTCTTTCCATTTATTTGGTTTTACACTATCTTTAGTTATCCCACCAATTCTTATGATACATCTTTCTAAAATGGTGCGTAATGCTACACTTCCATTATCTTTTACTTTTGGTTTGGCTAACGCTTCTTCGTCATGCCCTGTCATTTCTCTGTATTCAAATTCAGTGTGTGTTACACCATTTTCATCTTTAATACCTATTAATAAATTGTCTACTTCTGTATACATTTTATTTCCTCCTTATTTACTATTTTACCTACATTATAACAAAAACGCCTAAGTATATAAAATACCTAGGCGTTTTAGGAATAAATGAGAATATTTATATTTACAGTATGGTTTTATTTTAACGTAACCCTCTGTAAGCTGTCAAGTGACCTAAAATACCCTTACACCTAGTCTAAGAAATATTCATATTGAATCGTAATAGTTTCCACTAATACATCTTCACTTGAAGCATCTAAATCCCCAGCTTCCCATGCTGAACACCAACATTCTGCTAGTTTCCAGTCACGTGCTACGTTTCCTTTTGCATCTAGTAAAGCCACTACTATAGTACATCTATCATCATCTGATGCCAAAGAGTTTCTAAACACTTCTTCTACTTGTTTAGAAGGGAACATACCTTTTTCACAAGTAAGTTCTCCACCTTTTGCTTTACCTTTTAATTTATGCGTATGGTCATATCCACCTTCATCATATTCTATTACACCCATTTCGTCTTTCAATCCACCGATTTTTTTAAATCCACAAGAGGAAGGAAGTCCTGGAATAGATATTCTGAATTTATAACCTCTAAGTGGGTCTTCTGCTGATGTTCTAGCCATAGCATATACTTTATGTTCTTCCAAGTATTGTTTTAGTAATTCTCTAAACATGTTTCATCCCTCCTTATACACTCATGTATTTAACAGTAGTGTAAATAAATTCTGCTGGATATTTCTTAGCCCAGCCTACCTCTGCATATACTTCGCCTTTTTTAGCGTCAGCATTTAATTCCTTGTCACATCTAACTGCAAAGGCTTCATTTGGTGTTTCACCAGCTAAAGCTCCGTTAGACCATAACTCTCTTAAAAATGCTGTTATTCTTGCTGTAATTTCAGAGTACATTATGTCATCTGCATTTTTAAATACGAATGTTTCAGTATCGGCTTTTATCCAGTTATCTATATAGTCATCTAAAAGTAAGTCAGAAACATAATCCCTGTCTTGGTCAGAGTTTATTAATCTGTTACCCCATACCACTACACCATAACGTTTTTTAGGTATGATGCAGTTGAAATTAGAAGCATTTAATATACCTTGTTCTCTTTCAGTGTATTCATAAGATACTCCTGTAACATTTGGTAATATAGCTTCAACACCAGCTGGTGCTTGTTGTATGCCATATTTAGTTACTAATTTACCGAATATAGCTGGTACTGCAACAGTAGGTGGTTGTTCTTCTATTACTCCAGTTATAGGGTTCATTACAGTAACATTAGGAGTACATACCATACCTCTATATCCTTCATATGTAGGTAGTTCTTGTGCCACATTCACATAGGCTATAGAAGATATTGGGAATACTTTTATACCTAATTCTTCCTCTAATTTTTTAGCACTATTTTGAATAAATTTAGGTTCACCATACACGTATTCAGTAGCTATTGTAATAGTGTCCTCTCTCATAAGTTTTTCTAGGTAAGTATCCATGTTAGTTTGTTTCTTAGCTTCATCTTCAGTAGGTGCAGTTATACCTGTAACATCTAAAGCAACTGCTTCTTTAGTTAATCCTGCTAAATCTGTGTCTGTTACACCAGTTCCTGTAACTTGTATAAATTTAGATTGATTTACAGAAGCCACTTTCTTTTCAAGAACCTCTGTAACATCGTTGTACTTAACTGTAATACTATCATCAGTTACTTGTATAGCTAAATCTTTTGCCCATAACCCAGCATATTTAGCTTCAAAAGTAACTTTTTCTCCTACTAATTTTTTAGCCTTTGTTGTATAAGGATTAGCATTATATACAAACATGCTACTACTATTTAGTAAGAACCAAAGATTTACAGCTAAAGCTAGTTTAGATTGTTTAGCCTGTTCATCTGTCATGCAGAATTTATCTTTAAAATCCTTATAGGATTTAACTTCAACTACACTATCTCCAATAGGGCAATCTTCTGACCCTATTGCACCCCATACTAAAGGTGTAACAGTCGTAGCTTTTTGTACTATATCACGTTCTCTTTTTAAATAAGAACCTGGTCTGACTACTTGTTTGTTATCAGCCATTTCGTACCTCCTTCTTAGTTACTATGACACGTTCGACCTTATTGTATTCTCTTGAAGGTAATTCCACAGGTACATCTATCGTAAACTGTAATATTCTACGATAATATATTTTTCCGTCCAATTTTTCATCAGACGTAACAAACGCTGTTTTTCTCTCCATAAATACAGTTTTCACATTTCCGTCTTTACCTGTTATATCCATAGTTGAAGCATGTGTACCTTGAGCATCTAACCATTTTTCTATCATTACATTTATGTCTTGTTGTTTTTTTGCCAAAATGTACAATGTTAACAACATTTGAGTATAATCGGGCTTATCCGTAATGTATTGGTCATCTATGTCATAACTATTATAATCCTTGTATGATGTGTCAGCATTTTGTTCTGTTTTAAATGCCACACAGGGGTAAGTTTCTTTTACCCAATCTACATCGGGGTTATAATGAACTATTGTATAACCCTCATATATTTCTTTAAGCATATTTTTAAATGACGTGTCTATTTCACGTAATCCATAATTCATACGTAACACCTCACTTCTTTAAGGATGTGATAAAAGCATCCTTACATTCTGCTTTTACATTGCCTTTTTCTTTTTCAAATACAGGTCTTACTACAGGACGGGCGACCATACGTGATGTTCCATATTCGTGGTATTTCAGTATTTCTTGGTTACGTTGTCCTGTTGCAGATATAACATATTGGTCTTCACCTTGAGGTGTTACTTCTATGCTATCTACCATTTCACCTGTTTCAATTAAAATTGTTTCATCATGTTTTTTGTCTATAGTTGCTTGTGCTAGAGGTTGCCAATTACCCTCTTGCCCTCTTATGTATTGTTGCATAGCTTCTTTTAAATCATTAGCCGAATCTTGAAGTTGTTCTTCCATATCGTCTTTGACTTTACCCTTAGAAATATCATTTAACTTAGCTTGTAACTTAGTCCAATCACCTGTCATTTTACTCATGTGTTACAACTCCTTAATCTTAAATATCTTACCTTTACAGTAAATCTTATATTGTAAGGCATAATCTCCAATTACAGCAGAATACTGAACAGCTAGAATGTCTAATTTATTTCCGTTATATTCTAAAATATCTCTAGTTTCAATACTTGTGACACCTTGCTTATCAAGTGTGTCCTTAACTACATAGATAGTATAGAATTGTTCGTCTTCTTTTAAACCTACTCCAGTCTGTTGTTCTTCTACAGGTGTTGGTTTGTAACGCCCTATACATTTATAAGGTTCAGAATATGACGCTGTACCTTCATCATACAAGTCATCATATTCTCCCCCTTGAAATTTCTGTAATGTAATATTTGAAGTACCCCAATCGGAATATATTTCAAGTACATCTGCCGTTAAAGATTTTACTTCATCATACTGTGCCATCAGTTTCACCTACTTGTATTTGTTTATAGTTCTTAGTGCCATTTGGGGCAATCATTACAACAGCAACGTAACCAGTTAGAATAGGAATTTTTAATTTATTATCTGTTACGTCCAAACTGTCACGCACTAAAATTGAACCTTTACTTAAAGTGTTGCCTTCATACTCGTCCACAACAGGAAGGGTTGGGTTGTAATAAACCTTGAAACGAGTAATATAAGCATCTTTAAATTTTATCTCTAAATAAGTATAGGTTTCATCCTGTTTTTCTACCGTAATACTTGATTTTGCCTTTCTCACAAGGTTACGTAAATTCGCATTAACATATTCCTTTTGTATTACAGCAGTTTCCACTTTGACAGAAGCAAACCCTAAACTTGGATTACTTCCTAATAATTCTCCGATTTGTTTATTAAGTTGTTGTATCATGGCAAAGTAGTGTTCAAACCTAGTTTGTTTACTTACTTTTAATCCATCAACTGATATTTCATACATAGGGGCAGAAGCTAAAGCTAATTTCCAATACACGTCACGTAACACTAGCATTTGTAAATAAGAAGCCTTAGTCGCATCAAAGTCTTCTAAGTCTACTCCATTACTCTCTGCAATAGTTGTTACAAGATGTGAAATTTCCTCGTCTGTAATGGCTTTGCAAACGGGGTCAGAGGAATTTTCTCTACCTAATGCAAAGTATAAACTTTGTAACAATTCTTTCATATGTTACACCTCCTATAAAGGAAGTAGTAATCCAGCATTTTGTAGTTTAGATTTTACATTTTCATCCACTCTATATACTCTTTTAGGTTCAAAGGTATACCATTGTCCGATAAATACTCTAGTATACTGTTTCACCTTTATTGTATGTTTTTTAGTGGGTTTATTGTCAATCGGTTTTTCTATTGTAATAGGTTCTTCCGATTCTATTTCATCTTTATCATCCAACACTATTTCGGGTTGTTCTTGGTTAACTTCTTCCATTAAATTCTCAACAACATCCTTGTCAGATTTTTTCTTAAAATTTGCCACGTTATAACACCTCCTAGACATCTTGTGATGCCTTAGATTCTTCTATTTTTTTATCTACTAATTTCTCTATTAAATCCACTACATCCATTGGTTTCTGTCTTACATAAAGTAATGCAGTTGCCAATCTCTCTTTTTCTTTTTGTGTCATAGCCATGCATAACACCTCCTATTAAGCAGTTTCTATAACTACACCATGTTTTTCGTGTAATAATCCAGCACCCATTATAGAGTACCAAGCTAAACCTCTTTCACGTCCGTAATCTATTACACCGTTATCTCTTAAATTAACAGGTAATGAAATAGCTAACCCAATGTATTTGTCACCAAATAATACAGATTGATATACTGGTACTTTATTTGTATCACCAGTTGTTTGTCCTGTAGCATCTTTACCTTGTTGTAATGTAACATCATAAGAAGGGTCATCTTCTGCTGATGCACCATTGTTTAATATAGTTGTTTCTATAAATCTAGTGTCATCTATTTTACCTATTTCTCCTAAGAATAATAAATTAGGAGCACCATAGTTAGATGCGTTTATCCATGCTGGGTCATCTCTTAAATCTCTTGATTGATGTGGATGTACAAAGCATATCCAGTCAGCCCCATTATATTTAGGTGCATTATTTGTAGCTAATATTTCTAAGCAGTCTTTAACTGTAGAAACTTTAAATTTACATGTTTCATCCAAGTCTTTTCTAGCTGTTACTTTAGTTCCGTCAGCTTTATCAGCGTAAACAGTTTGAGCATTAGAAAGTGCAACGTCCCTTAACATACAATCCATAACTATAGCGTAATCTCTACCTAATAAAGTAGTTGCAGATGCCATTACGTCATCAAAGTTACTTCTTATGTTTAATTCAGAAACAGTGATAGAGTTACCATATTCAGTTACTCTTATTTCTTTCATGCTAGAACTCATAGCCTTACCTTCCATTCTAACACCTTCTGTTAATTTTCCACCTCTTGCTATGTTGTCATAAGTTAACATAGATATTGTTAAACCTGGCTCAACATTTAATTCAGTTTTCATTGTAGCAAATTGGAAAAATCTCATGTTAGGCATAGCCTTAAATTCTATTTCTTTAGAATAAACTGCTCTTATTGCATGTTCCAATTTATTTGTTCCAGGAACATAGTTTGGTGCACTAGAACTTGCTCCTTGTGACACAACTGTATTAAGTACACCACCTTCTGCGTGTACTTTAGTTAATAATCTTGATAATATTCCTCTTTTAGATTTTTGTAACATTTACAATTCCTCCTATTATTTTAATCCTAATTTAACACGATACTCTGCCCATTGTTGTGGTGTCATGTTGTAAATGTCCTGCTCACTTAGAGTAGATTGAACGAACTCACCCATGTTAGGGTTTCCAGCTGGTGGTGTTGGTATTTGTTGTTGTATTGTTACACCACCTTGAGGTTGTTGTTGTGGTTGAGATTTTGTCCCACCTAACAACTCTAAAAATCTCGCTTTAGATTTCTGTATAGATTCGTCAACTTCCTCTTTAGTTGTACCTGTTACAAGTTCGGGTATTATTTGTCCCTTAAACTCGTCAGATGACATTTTTTCTACCTTGTACAATTCGACTTCGTATTGTGCTTTTACCTCATTTTCTATTTGTTGTCTTAAAGTAGGTTCATCTACTATTGACCCTTTTAATTTTTCTAACTCACTTTCCAGTGTTGCCTTTTCTTGTTTTAACTTAGCAATTTCTTTATTTTCGCCCTTGCCTTCACTATCTTTTAGTTCTTTAATTTCCTCTTTAAGTGCCTTATTTTCATTTTGTAATTGGGCGTGTTTTAAAAGTAAATCGTTATGTTGTTCCGTAATAGCTGTTGCCTTGTTTCTTTCTGCTTCAATTTGTGGGTAAAGTTTATCTTTTTCCTCACGTCTTGCTTTAGCAATTAGTTCTTCGTAATTCACCACTGGTTGAGTTGGTGATGCTGGTTCTTCTGCCAATACATTTCTTATCAATGCCTTTTTAATTCCTTCTATAAATCTTGCGTTAATACCATATTTATTTTTCATGTTATATCTTTCCTCCTTGATAATACTTTTATATTTTTAATGTAATTGTAACATAACATAACACAAAATGCACCATAAAATTGCTTGTAATATGTAATAGCTACATTTTACCCTCTGTTACGGGTGTTTTCTTATTCTCTCCTGTCATTTCTTTACGTTTCATTTCTTGGGGTGTTTCACCATTTGTCATGCCACTATTAAGTGTAATTTCTTCTTTTTTAGGTTGACCATAAAATTCGGGATGTTTTTCATAGTCTTCTGCCATAGTTTCAAGTACTTTTTTACTATCTTTACCTAAACGTTGCATAGCTCCTTGTCTTGATTCAATACCCATATTCATTTCTTGTTGTAATTGTTGCATTTCTATTAAAGTATCTTTTGGTAATGGGTCTTTCCATACAACCTCTGTATTATATAAATCTTTAGTATCTATTGCTGGTTTTTGGAATAAACCATGGAATATCCCCATAAATATAATCATCTTATTTACTTTTTGTAACCCAGCTGTACTATACATACGTTTTACATTAGTTCTTTCCAACAATGGACTGTTCATTATTTGTAATGCAACACCCGAAGTATTACTTATTGCTCCTATATCACCTAAAGCATTTTCGGGAATACATCCTACTTCATGAATTGCCTTTTTCACATCTGCGATATATGCTGTACTTGCATTTAAATCTGTATTCATTGTTAAGTTTTCTATACGTGCATCTGTAGGTAATCCTCCCCACATTTTATTTGCCCCACGTTCTAGTGTTCCAATGTCTGCTCCATATACAACTGTAATAGGTGCTGAATGATAATCTATTATCTCCGATATATCAGAGTTCTTTTGATTAAGTTCCACATTTAACGGGATTATATCATCTATATCACTTGCTCCTATTGTTTTATTTGCAATAGGATAATTTATAAAGGGAACAAAAGGTATAAATCCATATGGGTTTGCTCCTTTTTCTTGTATTTCACCCCCAAGTGTTACAAGAAATTCATCATTAGTCCAAACCATTTTATACACCTTAGTTTTCATTTTGTTACGTATAGAAAATAATGAAGGTACTTGCGTTTCCACAGGGTACATTACAGTTAATTTCACCAATTTTTCTTGGTCATGTGGGTCATATTCGGGAAATACAGTTAAAGGCGACATATTTATTAAACGTATACGCCCTTTAGGGTATTCATTAAAAGGGTCATTTAAATCCTCGGGTTTTTCATATTTCACTTGTAACCAACCTATACCTGTTACAGCTTTTGTTTGACCTAAATCAGTTAACAATTCCATTTTCTTGTTATGTGTACCCCATATTTCATTTAAAAAATCTGTCACAGGTGCTGGTGTACTTTCATCGTTATCTTCCTCTGTAGGTACTTGGAACGTAACTTCTTTACCAAATTCAAAGGCTACAAACTTATTTACAAACGCCCTACAGTAATTCTTAGTTACTTGTGGTTTATCTTGTAACTCTATATTTTCCCAGTGATAACCTTCATAAAAGTTCCATTTTTCAATGTATTCATCTAAAAGTTCCCTATCTGTACTCGTTAAGTGTTCACTTAGTACTGCCTTATAACTATTAAGTTCATCAATACGTAAACCTTTGTTATACTCGTAATTATAATTCATTACACTACCTCCTATCTTCTTCTACGTGCTGTATACTTATTTATTCTAGTATACATACCTTTACTATGGCTACTAAATATTTTATTTTCTTGGTAACCTTGCACTCTTATCTCTTCGCATTTATCATGTGCACCTAAAACTGCTAATGCCCAACTGTCACAATTACCTGTAACTGCTATTTTATCATTGCAACGTGTTACAATGAATCCATTATCAACATTTACACACCAAACCTTACCTGTATACTCATATTCTTCAACTTCTTTAACTCGTGTTTCATCCTTTTGCATAAGGTAAACAGCATACATGATATACCCATTACGATTTTGATTTTTTAAAGATGCTTTTATACCTAATTTGTGACATAATTCTTGAACATCTTGTGCAAGTGCATAGTCTTTAGTGTGATATGTATTCCTTGAAATAGTACCATCACCTAGCATCAATGTATCAAGAAGTAATTTAAGTTGTCTTTGAGATAGGTTGCTTAACCATTCTCTAGGTATTCTATGTATACCCTCGGACATTACTGAATCGAATAATTTATTGTCCTTTTCATGGAATGTCCAGTATGTAACACCATCTTTTCTTGTGTGTGTATATGGTTGTAATCCCATACGTTCTACAAAATCCACAATGCTCTTATACCCTGGTTTATCTTTGGATTGTGCAAAACTGTACCTATAAGAGTTATATTTAGAACTTTTGTTTATCCAACCTTCTGTTATAAACCAAGCTATTTGTTTGATTAAGTCATCAGATACAGGGTAGTCGGGTAAATCCTGGATTGGGGCAACAGGTATACTGACTGTATTGTAACGTGTAGACGTAGGCATATTTGCCAGTTCTTGGGACAGCATAGTGACCTCTTTACCAGATTTTCTGTGACGTGTCATCATTTTGTGATTTTCTGTAACTTCAAGGCATAAATCCTTAGACTTAAATCTATACATCTTTCCATTATAATCTTTATATATTATTTTTGTAGGTGTTACATATTCAATTCTATTATTCACAACCTTAGCCACTAAATCATCTTCGGATAATTCATCATAGCGTAAAAATCCTCGTTTTGTTAGTATCTCTGTATTTAGGGATAGACAATAATCATCATGTGCACCACGTCTATCGGGGTGATGACATACCATAAGTTGACCTCTAAAGTCTTTTTCTAATTCTCCCATTTGTTCTATAAATTTTTGATACTCTCTTGTTGCCTGTGTTTCTTCGTCACATGGATAAGTAGCACGCCCACATTTAATACTACTGTCTAGTGTCTTATACATTCTATCCTTAAATTGTGATGAAAATATACATGACACCACTTCTATTCCAGGTAAATTTACTTGTAATCTGTCACTCATACCTTCTTCTTTTGTTGCATCAATCATTATTTTTTTAACCTTAAAGTTTCTTAAATAATTTAATATTTCATAATACTGTTTGTCATAATTATCCCCATTTAATTCATACCAGTCTTTTATACGTGTTTTATAAACTGTATATTGTAGACTTTCATTACTTTTTGTTTTTTGTGTTTCAATTATTACAGGGTTATCCCAGTCTACCTCAATAACTGTTATGACAGTGCTATCATCTTTTTTAGCTATATCTATACCTACTATGTGCTCTTTAGTTAAATCCTTTCTTACACGTCCTACATCTTTTAAACCACATAAGTTTTCTAATTGCATTACATCAATAAACATACCACGTTCTAATATCCATTCAAGACCATATGACATTCTAAATTCGTCACTATGTTCTCCAAGTCTGTGTTTTTCTTTTTCCACATACTTACGATATTTTTCGTTGTATTTTTGGCAAATTTTATAGTCATATTCAAAGTGGTTACGTATTTTAATTTTACCTTCTTTATATGCTTTTTTATTACGTTCTATAACATCATAGAAGTCACCTTTAAATGTAGTGGCTGTTCCTATCTTAATTATACTTGCGTTATAAGATGCTCCCATAGGGTGTATAGATTTTCTAATCTTAAATGATGAAATATCTTGACATTCCTCACATATAATTAACATGTAAGAATCCCCTTCTATATTTGACCTGTCTGATGCTGAAACACTTGTAGCAAAACTACCATTTGTTAGGGCAACAGTTTGACCATTTGAAGTACTAAATTCTAAACCAAATTCATCTAATACAGCTTGGGAATTAGTACATGTTAATCTAGTTTTCATCCTATTAAAAGTTGTCTGTGCTTGACGTAATGAAGGAGCAAATATTCCTACAAATAATCCTTTTCTAAACATGCTTAATCTTTTATCATCTGCAAACATAGGCATATTTGCCAGTGTAGGTAGGATTATCATACATCCCCCAACTGTTGTAGCAACTGTTTCAGACTTCGCTTGTAATTATCGTTAGGCTCTTTATCCTAACCTCTACACCATTAAGTGTAGGCTAGAGTACATTTTCTAGTAAGTACTAACCTAGAACTAGGGGAACACTCGTGGGAGAATTATATTCTGTTTCCAGTTTCATCTCCTACTCGTTACGGTACGTTCTACTTTTAAGTAGAATAATTGTGTCACCACAATCACACGTTACCTCGGTGTTGGGGTTGAGAACCCGTTCCTCCGATTTTGCTCCCTGCAATCTTAACACTTCTCTAGGTTTTGTGTTAAGTGGGCATATTTACTAAATTTTCTTTCCAAATAAACTGTGCAATCTGAGTATAAATAATCCATTATTTTTATAGCTTCGTTGCGACTTTTCTTATACTCATAAATCCTTTGATGGTTGTATACTTTAACTTTGGATACACCTAATTCTTGCATGAATACCTCTTGTACTTCAGATAGAAATTCTTCTGTACCTAACATACTCATGCTAATTTTGTGTAACTTAGTGTACTCGTATATACTTCCGTCCCCATCAAAATACCCTCGTATAAAATGTCGTATTAAATGTTTATCTAGGTGTTTTGGAAACTGTAACACTAATGATTTTCTAGGGACTGCTCCTTGGTGTATTAAATCATCTATGATGTCTTTCCCATACAAACTTACTCTACAAGCGTCATACTTTTTACCTCTTTTTATTTTAACTTCACCTTTAAATTTTACATCTCGCTTGAATTTGGTTAAATGGTCTTTGTCATTAATAGACAATGTTATTTCTAGCACGTTACGCCCTCCACTCTTAACACATCCGTCAGCATATATAAATCCTAACCAATACGCTTTAGCTTCTGTATTAATAGTTTGAAAGAACCTAGTGTCATAACTGTTATCTTTCTTAGGTCGTAACAGTCCTCTTTTCTTTAACTCATTAGTAACTTTGTCTTTTCCCAAGCTAAACTCTCTAGCTACTTGTCTTGCACTTTTATTTGTATTTATATATTCCTGTATGGCTTTTTCTAACATTACAATCACCTCATTTAAATTGTAACACCAAACAGGCAATTTAGTAAACAATAAGTCTACCTGTTTGACGGGAGAATAAAGCTGATATTTCATCCCCGTCATTTGTTAAAAGGGAACGTATTATCCTCTTGGCAAATTGCTCTTGATAAGGATAATAGTGAATTTCTGAATACATTTCACAAAATTTATACACCAATTTAACTAAATATGACGTTGTCACTTTATTCCCATTTTCTGCGTAACAAGTTATTACGTGTTTTATTTCCTGTAGTTTAACGTGTATACGTAATTTTACATTTAATTTTCTATGTATTCCTCTACGTTGTAACAATGCTTTTCTCCTTTCTACTTTATCCCATAAAAAAGGGTATAAAGTGTAATACTCTATACCCTCATTATATCATTTAATTTAATTTTGTGTCCTCGTTTTGTGATACCAATGTTTGTAATTCGTCAATTTCTAAATTAAACGCCTTATATAATTGTGTTATTCCTTCGTCTACATATGCTTCTACAATTTTATACTTCTGTACGCATAAGAAGTTTACATAGAATAATGCCTTACTCTTGCTGGAAAATGCTTTAAGGTACATCGTATCCTCAAAAAAGTAGGCACATAGCCATATTGGTTGTTTATTTATCCTCTTTACTCGCTTTTTCTTTTTCATGGGTTACCCTCCCGTCTTCATTATACACAAGTATTATTCCTACATTATAATGTACTTTAAACAATGCTTTTCCTTGCATTTTAGGATTTTCTTCTAATACAAAATCTCTTGATAATCTACAACCTATTAATTTCTCTAAAACTTGTATTTGTAGATGTCCTCTAGCATAACGTGATGCACTTAAAGGTAATGTGCCAAAAGCCAAAGGTGCATATTCTAATTTTGTTACCTCTAAAGTGCTAATGTCATAAAGCTCTCCTTTATCTAGGAAGGTGATACCTAACTCTATAGGTTCTCCTTTTTGTAACGCAAGTTTCTGTCTTAATGTAAGTGGTCTTTCCATGTGCATACCTCCCATTCTTTATCATCTCTCAAGCGTAAAAATCTTGGGTGTCTTAAACTTCCTGTTTTCTTCATCTGTTCATTTGCTCCTACTTCCATGACAGTGTTTATTAAAGATATTTGTTTCTTTGTTAATTCCTGTCTTATTTCATCTGTCATACCTCCACATTCACCCATTTCTAATATTACTTTGTCATTCTTTAATTTTATAACTAAACGTTCTTCTTTAGGATTTACTTTCTTCCATTTTTCAAATTCGTCATGTGTCATAACAACACCATAACGTACAGTACCTATCCAACCTTGTGCATATGCTTTTGTAACAGGTAATAATCCTTGTGAATGTGCTTCTTCCATTGTCATTTTTTCATGTGTTACACTGTCATCTTCTGCATCACAATACCATTCCCACTCATAATCGGGGTCTAGTAATCCTTTACCTTCATAATATTTTGTAGGTTCAGTAAATCCTATTATTATAACATCCCATGTATCGAATTTCTTTACTTTAGTAAATTCTCTACCACGTTTCATGTAATATTTTGCATCAAGAGGTTTTATCATTATACCTTCACCTCCAAATAACACAATGTAGTCAAAGTATTCTAAAGCGTTCAATTCAAACCCAAATAATTTAGGGTCTGTACTAAGCACCCTTTTATATAAATATGGGTACATCATAGGATTTTCCTTAACACGCTCTTTATCTTCACGTCCAATCAAGACACTTATGTTTCCTGTATTACATTCATGCTCTATTACATTATATAAACCAGCTTCGTGTAAATCGTGAATTGCTGTGTGTAACAATTCCTTACGTCTACGTAATGGTAACTGCATTACATTAATTCCCTTATAATACAAAATGTCAAAGGCGTTATATTGCACAACTTCATACCCATATTCTTCTTTTAAAAGAAGCTGTCTAAATATTGCTTCATCCCATTTGCAATTACATAATGAAGAAATCTCCTTAAAATTAATTGCTGTCAATTCTCCGTCTAGTACTGTACCATTTAATTCTTTAGGTAACCTATGATTTGTTATAACAGGAAAGTTATGAGTATTCTCTGAATACCAGTTTGTTTTCTTAGATATTCTTCTACTAAATAACCTAGCGTAACAACTATCTATTTGTAAATCACATCTTATTCCGTCTAATTTTTCTTCATAACACGCTGTACCTTCTTGTGTCATATCTGCTAAGTCTTGTAACATTTCCTCGTTTAAAGGTTCTTTTGCCGACATATTTTCTATGAAACGAATCCTGTCTTGTAATAGGTCTTCTATATAATCCTTTTCTTTGTACGCTTCATAATGATGTGGGTAGTCCTCATTGATGTAAGCAAGTATATCCTTCTTTATTTTATTAGCTTCCCTAACACTAATATTTTCGGCTGAGTGATATATTCTTAGTAATTCATCCATAACTCTAGTCCTCCAAATTACTAAATAAATCTTTTAAGTGTTGTGCTGTTGCCTTAGCATTTTTATTATTTACTGCATAATCGGGACATAACTCTTTTAGTAAATTACCTTCTTTTTCTGTTACCTCTAAACTGTAATACTTAGGTAAAAAATCTATGCCACGTTTTATTAATACTGAAACAACACTACACATTCCATAACTTTGCCACCATTGGAAAGTATTCGTGTAACGCCAATCGGGTATGATTAAAACTTCTGTGTCATGTTCCACTTTTTGCATTGATTTTTTCTCAAAATAATAGTAATTTGCCTCTGTATAAATTAAATCTGTTAACCCCATTATTAGTTGTTTACCTAAGTCAGTTTTATAATTGTCTATCCCAAAATACTTTTTCATCATTTCTTTTGCTGGGTCGGCATTATGCACTATTTGTACCTTTTTACCTTCTTTTGCATATAAAGTAAATAATTCTTTTGCTATGGTATCTTTACCACAACCACTAACACCTGTTAACAAAATTACTAACATTTCTATTCCCCCTTTATATAGAAATAAGGGTAACACTCTTACATGTTACCCTGTTGTTGACTTTATAGTGACCAATATTTAGTGTTATTCTACTCCCAAGATTTTAATTTTTATAACTAAATAGTAGCATGTTACTCGATAAGTGGCAAGTAAGTTTAATTTCCTGTAGAGCCATGACCACCTTGTCTTGAAGCATTTTTAATTACACCATTTTCTGCTGGAACAGTAGCAATAAACATACCTTGTGCAATCTTTGTTCCTTTAGGTATACACACGTCAAAAGGAGCTAAATTTAATACCTGTACAAATATTTCACCTTCATTTGCTGGGTTGTCTGCATAATCACTATCTACAACACCCTCACTGTTAGCTACCAATAACATGTATTTTAAAGGGTAAGAACTTCTACTCTTTACAGCAAAATATTCATTAGGTTCACAGTACACTTTTAAACCAGTAGGTACTAAAGTAGGTCTTATTCTTTGCCCATATGAATTTTCCATTTGTACTAATAATTTTTCTAATTCCACTAATTGAGGTGTTTCACTTGTTACGCCCCCAGTTAAATGTGCTTCTTTTAAAAAGTGCTTCAATGTGGAAGGTACTATTATATCCTCTGCACATTTCAAGTCATAGCCTACACTACCCATTGTAGCTTTACATGGCATTAATAAATCTGCGTCCTCTTTACATCTTGTTACAATATCAAATTTTGGCATTAATTCCACTCTCCTAGCATAAATAATTTAAAAAATGGTAATTCTTCTTTTAAAAATGGTACGAAATCTTTACTCCAGTCATCTAACTTATGATGTTCTCTTTGTTTCACCATACTTAATGCTTGTAAATAATTCATTGTAATGCCCATTGCTAAATGGAAGTCACTAGGAAGGTTTGCCACTATATAGTAAAACGCTTCTTTTCTTGCATCCACATCTGTTGGAGATAGTGCATTGAATTCGGCTACTTTTTGATTTATTAAATCAATTATTACAGGTTCTACCTTATCAGTGCAATGTTCTTTTATTTCCATTTTTGTTACGCAGTGCATTGTACTTTGTGATGATATTATGTCAGTAAAGTGATAACGTTGATATTCTTTTAACCAATATAATGGCATATTTATTATCATATTGAATTGAACGCCTTTAAACATACAGTTATGACCACTACCAGCTTTTACGTTACCTAAGATAAGACCACGTTTTATATACTTGTTTATATCTGTATTTAAAAACATATTACTTGTATATCTATGCTCCAATATTTTATTTGTAGCGTTATAACTTACTTCATCTCTGTTTTCCCATAAATAACCTAAATCTACTGCTAGATGGCGTATCTCATTCCATAAATCCTCGGCTTTTGGTACACCTGCATGTTTAGGTAATCCACCTATAACTAAACTTTCTGCTAATGCATTTAACACAGCACTTTCATTCCAATATAATACTTCTACCATACTATTCTACCTCCTAATTTTAATATCATTAACTTACTCATTAATGGCTTATCCAAAGTTTTTAATATTTCATACATGTGTAACACCTCCTTTAATCACAACGATTATAACCACATTCATCACACGTATAACATCCACCTTGTCTGTGTAAAGGTTTGCCACAAGAAGGACAAGGATTACCAAACACAGCTGGTATATTTTCTGTAAATGCATAGTTTAATACATGTCTATTTTCATCTGTTTCAACATATTGCAGTGCCATGCGTTTCACAAAATCATATAGAGTATTGAATATTGCTTGACCACAGTTTGAACCTTTACTTAATTTTGCCCCTTTACTTCTTGCGTGTACAAAACTGTTACAACTTCCTATACCTTTAAATGACTCTTCTAGCATTTCAAAACTTCCTCCAACACGTTGTAATAATGACATAGAAATAACTGTACTTTCAATGTTACGTTCACAACCTCCATTACCTTTACGTTTCACCCAAAAGTCTTGTAACGCTTTTTCACTTGGAGAATATCCTATGAATAGGTTTAATTCACCACATCCTATTTTTACTTCTTCTTTATAATAAATAGTGTCGGGTGCTATGGCTTTTTTCTCACCACGTTGTAACTCTAGTTGTTCAAGTTTTTTACCACGTGGAATTTCTAATGTTGGTTTCTCTAGTGTAACAGGAGTTTCCTCTGATGCTACTTCTGTAAGTATACCTTCACGTTCACTTCCAACTCTATATACTGTAATACCTTTTAATCCTTGCAACCATGCTTCTTTATAAAGGTTTACTATATCTTCCACTGTCGCATCATTAGGTAAATTTACTGTTCCACTTATTGCTCCGTCAATATAATATTGACAAGCACCTTGCATTGCCACTCTTTGCATATATGTTACACCTTTTGTTGCTGTTACAAAGTAATCGGGTAATCCTACCTCTAACACTTTATCTACTGTCATACCTAAATACTCTGCATATTCTTTTACTATTCCTGCTGTTACAAGTACCTTTCTAGGTTCGTCATATATTGTTTCTATTTTTCTATTATATCTCCAGTCAAAATTAGGTTCAACACCACTGGAACAATTACCTAATATGATTGAAACACTACCTGTAGGTGGGATAGTTAAAAACTGACTGTTATATACTTTACCTTTAGCTTTTACATATTCCTTTGTTTCTCTATTTAACACTTTTTGTGCAAAAGTACAGTTACAAAAGTCTTTCACATTAAATCCTTTATAACTTGAGTAATCATTTTCTACTGCGTAATCCACACTTGCTATTACAGATTGATTTATGATACAACTATATACCTTAGCTATTAACTCACATGCATCTTCACTTCCATACATTATACGCATTTTTATAAGCATATCAGCTAAGCCTGTTACGCCAAGTCCTATCTGTCTATAGTCACGTATTGCGTCACGTTGTTCACGTAAAGGGTGGTATTCTTTGCCTTCAATTAAAACATCATTTAATGCCTTCACATAGATAGGAACGTCATGTGTTAAGGCTACAAAATCAAATTCTGATATATCCGTAAATGGATTTTTAACGTATGCACTTAAATTTATATTACCTAAATTACAACTACCATAATCGGGTAAGCATAATTCCCCACATGGGTTAACCCCCGATATATTTATATGTGGATTATTTTCTATAAAATTATAGTTTTCCATTCTATCCCAAAATAGAACTCCTGGTTCTGCCATTTTCCAGTTATTCTCTGCTAAGTGCTCTAATATTTTACTAGGTGTCACAGTTGTATGATGCTCATGCCACACTTCTCCTGTTTCTTCATCTCTAAGTATACAGGTCATAGCATAACTTTCACCTGGTTTTTCTACAGCGTAACGCATAAATTCATCTGACACCTTAACACTTATGTTAGCATTTGTTATTAAGTTTAAATCCTTTTTAATGTCAATGAAATCCTCGATATCGGGATGTTCAGCGTTCATTGTTATTATTAATGCACCACGTCTTCCCTTCTGACCAATAATTGCTGTTGTTATGTCATATAATTGCATGAAGCTAACTGCTCCAGTTGTTGTTTCAGCACTATTACGTACAGGTGCACCTTTGTAACGTAATTTAGAAATGTCTATTCCAACACCTCCACCTCTACTAAAAATAGTAGCTAAATCTTTTGCTGTCCCAAATATACTTTCAATGTTATCTTCCACAGGTGGTAATACGTAGCAGTTACTTAATGTAACTTTATGGTCTTTTGTTACTAACCCTCTATTTGCAAGTATTCTTCCTCCAAAAAGGAATTTCATATCTTCCATACGTTTTATTAATTCTTCATCACCATTGCATACTCTTTTAAACCAGTTCTGTAGTGTTTCACTATTAAATGTATTTTCGTCCACTTGAACAACGTTACGATATTTTTTATTCCATGTATCTCTTATATAATCGTCATCTAACCATTTCATGCCTTATTCCCCTTTCTCTAATTCTCTAATTCATCTAAAAATATTACAGGCTTGAAGAATAGTTCTTCTTCCTCAAATATAATTTCAAGTTGGTTACGTGATGTAACAGTTTCCATATTAAATGTATCTTTTAGGAATGGGATATTGTTACCACTCATGTACAACTCAAAAGTATAAACTAACTTATTATTTATTTGCATTACCCCTAATGGCGTTGGCATTGTTTCTAAAATATCTGTAAATAGTCCTTTAGCTGTAATAAACATCATTAGGTTACCTATTATATTTAGGTAGCTATTTTTAAAGTTCTTATCATTATTTAGACTGTTACCTAAGTTTAATTCAAATATTGGAGTTGTTTCTTTAGGTTTGTAAATGTTACCAAGTTGGTCACGTATAATAAACATGACTTTAGCTTCCAAAGTATTGTTATGGTATTGTGCTTCATCCTCGGGGTAAAGTCTTACGTCTGTGTAATGGGTATATGTTTCCGTATTTATGTTATGTTTATGTTTGCCGTCAAGGTCTAAATAAACTGGTAATCTAGCATATAACATTGTATTCCTCCTTACTTGTAAAAGTAGAGGACTAGGTTTCTAGTCCTCTGTAAGATGTGTGATTTTATTTATGTTATTCCTTATTCTTCGTCTTCAAGTTCAACTTCTTCTCCATCTATTTCGCATAAGAAGTGTGTATCATCAACTTTTTTCATTGGTACACCACAGCAATAAGGAGTTTCATCTACCATGTATGGTTCTTGCATTTCAACGTCATCCCCGTCATCATCAAACATATTAGCCATTATTTCTGCGAATTCTATTGCTAAATCTTCCCAATCTCTTTTAGCTATCTTTTTAAGTTCTGATTTATTACCACTAAATCTATCTTCAAAGAATTCTCTAACATCGTCTTCGTCTATATCGCCATTTTCTAAATCTGACATTGTTTCTTTCCAGCACGCTTCACACGCTTTTATTCTTTTTTTGCTACCTTCAAACTTAGGCATTTCTACACCTTCTGACGCTTCTTCTTCGTCATCAGCAGGTTCAATAAGACCCATGTCATTTAATACTTCTATTACATCTTCTGCATTACATTGACCTATTTTTTCTATTATAGCTGGTTTTTTATCTTTTAAAGCCACTTTGATTTTTAACTTTTTAGCGATAGCTTTTACAGTTTTTAAATCTTGTGCTTCCAATATTTCTTCAATTTTCATTTCATCCACTGCATCTTCTTCTATTTCTTCTTCAACTTCCTCTGTTATATCTTCTTCCTCAAAGAAATCTGTTAAATCTATTTCACCAGCGTTGTGTGCTGTCATAAGTCTAGCTATTAGTGCTTGTTTTTTACCTTTAGTAGATAACTCAGCTTGTTCACATAAATCTGCTAAATCCTCTAATTCAAGGTCTTCTAATGCGTCTTGTATAGCGTCAATAGGTTCAACTTCCTCTGTAGGAAGTTCTTCAACTTCTGTAACAGGTTCTTCCACTTCTTCGACAGGTGCTTCTTCTTCCTCAACTTCTGAAACATCTAATTTTTCAAGTATTCTGCCAAGTATTGCAGATTTACTACCTCTAACTGAAACACCTAACTCTTTAGCTAACGCTTTTAATTCGGCTTGTGTCATAGCTTTTAATTCTTCCATAGAGTATTCAGCAGTTTCAACTGTGTCATCTTCCTTAACTTCTTCTTTAGCTTCTACTTTTTTATCTTTTTTAGATGCTCTTTTTTCTGCAACTTCGTCTTTTACTTCCTCAACTACATCAGTTAAAACTAATTCCCCGTTTGATAATTCACTTACTATTAATTCTAAAGCCTTTCTTAAATCTTTGTTCATTGTATGAACCTCCTTATAATTTTATTTATTTTTATTTTTCTGTGTTAACTTGTTGATGTACTTTAATAGTAACATTACGCTGTCACACTGTCAAACTACTTTGAAGTAGTCCTGTAGGACTTTTGAACCTCTTGTGCCACTAAAATTACGTCCTCGTATTTCTGTAAAGTTCTGTATATCTTTTTAAGAGTGTCCTCTAGTTCTTCCTTACTTTTATCACTATTTAAAAGTTGGTTTTTATACTCTATTAAACCCTTCATGCACATTTTCATGTGTAATATAAAGGAATTTAACATCCCAGCATTTAGCTTTTTAAGCTCTATTACAAGCTCTTCCTTATCACTGTTTAAAATAGTATCAATTATACTTTGCATTATTACACCACCTTACTATGAATGTATAACAGTAGAATAACTACAGCTATGTATATAAATGTAACAAGATATTGTTTAAATATCAAGTGATAAATTGCGACCATTACACCATAAGGAATAAATATTACTACCATTAATATAGTAAGAAAAATACTTATCCTTGTAATAAAATTTACAATTCTATCTAAAAATGTTTGCCTTCTATTTTGAGTATACATTACAACCCCTCCTATTTTTTCTTAGGTTTTACGAACTTAGGTCTTACTAAAGCCTCAATCATTTTGCTAAGATATTCTTTATCCATGTCATAAAACTGGGTATTATTCTGCTTAACTGCTTTTTCATACGCTTTACCATTTTTAGCATACCAGTCTTTACCCCCACGTAAATATCGGTTAAATTCTTTCCTATTGTGCATATTACTTCTATTTAAATAAAGTACTCTGCCTATTTTATCTTGACCTACTTTATAACTTCTCTTATTTTTAGGGTCATTATAGAATTTAATTCTTACTCTTCCCCCAAACCCAGCAGTTACAGCTAAATCATGTTTCTTTAGTTCATTAACCACTTCATCTATTATAGCCATTTCACTTAAAGTAAAATTGCGTTGAGCATCCTTCTTACTCATGTAATAGTTAGCATTTCTATTGTTCCTATTATTTGTCTTAATACGTTGTCTTCTTATCTCTCTATATTTACCATTCATGTATTGACCTCTACCACCCACATCAATGCACCTCCAATTTATTACGAGTTTTCTTCCAATAGGTGTCATAATACATTACGTCACAATAATTCTCAAAATCCATTAATTTCTTTTCACCTTGCACTAAAACTGTACTTGGTTTTAATCTGTTACACATTTCAATAAACCCTTCTTCAAAGATGTCATAACTTTTCTTTGTTACACCTACAGTTGATACAGCAACTGTATTACCTTTCTGTACCCCTTCAAAACAGAAGTCAAAGGTACTTCTATCTCCCCATGATACAGTAGGTATTACTATTACACCATTATCTTGCCAAAACTTGCCTAACCAACGGTTACGATACACATTAAATATTTGTAACGCTTTCGGCATATCCACATATATACTAAAATCGGGAGTCAGACTCTTACCTATTTTCTGTATTCTAGCTAATGTTTTAACAGGACTATTCCACACTCCCTCAAAATGGTAGTCATCAAGGAAGAAGTGAATACACTTCTCCATTGACGCTTTACTAGGGTGTGTTACCTCTTTATAAGACACTAAATCTTTAGGTATATAATCCTCTTTATCTAAAATAGGTATATCATATTTATTTCCTTTATATGTATCTAAATACATATTTAATCGGTCAAATCCTCCAGGTAAATTGCTATTCCAGTTCGTGATACTGTTCATTTTATTACCTCCTATCAGTGCCGTCTATTAACTTGTACTCGTGTACACAGGTTAATATTATTTCCCCTTTGCTATTTGCAAGGTCATAATAAATATCACCATGTTTTCCTACTATTTTATAGGTTCTTCCTTGATAAATTACTAATTGCCCTATCTTATACATTCGTCTACCCTCCTTACTATATCTTCTTCCGTTACTGTTATCATAATACGTCTTTTATTCAAACCCATTATGTCATAACAATCCTCTATCTTATTATGTTTTAATTGTTTGTATCTATCTACTATGACAAAAGGAACATCTAGCCACTTTATAAAAATTCTATCCCTTATATCATATTTAAAGTCTTTAAAACAATTTATTCTTCCCTTTGTTTGTACGTCTGCTATAGGTACAACTAAACTATACATCTTACCTTCCCCAAAATTTAACTTCTGTATGTTACAAAGTTCACCCTCTAGCACTTCACTAGGCACTCCTACTTGCTCAACTCTAAATAAGTCACCTAGATATAACACTAAATCATTTACTCTCATTGTGCACCTCCTATAAATACTTTCTAGCAAAATATGCTGTTACTTCTTTTATTTCACCCTTATAATAAGGTTGGTTTTCTCTACACCATTTCGCTAACTCTTTTTTATTTTTAAATGGTTCTAACCAACTATTACCACTCATTATCATAGTAACTTGTGGTTCTAATACCTCTATAAAATCTCTTACAGTCCAGCCTTCCCATATTTCTCTATCGTAATTCATTACACAAACCTCCCCTTTAATTAAAATATTCATGTATTAATTTTTTTAAATAGTTAAATATACTATTTTTATCCTGTCTTTGTCTTTCTACTTCCTGCCAATTCATTTTTGTACGAGAAAAGAAATCTCCATGACCCCCATGTCTTACATGACCATTAGGAATACCCATTGCAATTTCAGTTCCATAGTATATACATATATCATTATTTCTAAATGTAAACATTAATTTTAGTAAGTTTTTAATTTTATCTTCATTGAAATGACAGTCAACAGCCAGTCGAGTCATGTCATGATTATCTAAGAAGATAACTGAACTATTTACATCGTTTGCAACTTCATACCTACTATTGTGTAATACTTTATTTTTCATCCAGCCAGCTTGCTCAAAGTTAAACGTCTTCATACCCGTTTCTTTAGCGTATTTATTACTTATCTCAAATTCTTCCCAACATTCGCCTACCAGGTAAGCATTTGGTTTTAGTTTATAAACTTCATCACAAAACCATCGCCAAAACTCTATTGGGTCACCACTAGCGTATTTTATTGCATCTAGTCTAAACCCATCTACGTCATGGTCGATTAGCCAAAACTTTATTATATCTTTTATTAAGTCCCTTACTTGTTTAGACTGATTGTTCAATTGTGGCATTGTGTAATACCATTTCGCTTGATAATAGCGACCAGTGTCATTACAAATTTTCCAAGTGTCGTCTACTTTGTGATTACTCCAAAAGTAACAATCATTGTTACCCTGTATAGAGTCTTTAAATAATTTGTGTTCTGAACTTGTGTGACACAGTACTAAATCCAAAAGAATTTCTAACCCATTCTCATGAGCTTTCATAATAAAATCGTCAAAATCTTGCATAGTCCCATATGTTTCTTTTATACTAAAATAATTTATAACGTCATATCCATGCTCTGTCGGGCTAGGGAATACAGGGGTTACCCATATAGTGGTAACTCCCAATTCTTTAAAATATGGTATTTTAGTACCTAAATCTTTGAAGTCTTTACAGAAGCTTGAAAAATATACCTCATAAATTATTCTTTTCTTATTCATGTTTTAATCCTCCAATTTATCTACCATATTATAATAAATATGTTGCAGTACAATACTTTTTACCTTGTTATATGGCATAAGGTAAAAGTCTTTACGTGGTATTAATATGGTTACCTGTTGTGTTTCACTTGTTACAAAGTACACCACACTGTCTTCTTCTAAAGATGTTTCTACATTATAGCCTTTGTATTTACTTGTACCATATTGGTAGTATTCAAACCCATCCTTCATATCTTTTTTAATCTGATTAAATAATAACATCATTACACCCCTCTCGTTATCTGAACTATTTATTTAATTGTAACAAAAAATAGGTAACAGTACAAGGAGATTACCAGTCCCCTACATTCTGTTACCTATTTGGACTAAAACACACAATTATTTATATAAATTAAGGAATTACCTAGTTATACTTAACTACCGTACTCTGATTTTCAATCTAGAGTACTAACGTCATCCTTTTTCAAGGATGTACGTGTTACTTTTATAAAACATTCTTAACATTATCATGTTAATAATATTTTATGTGACCTTTAATTTCTTGTCAAGTAAATGAAGAAAGTTTCATTTACCGTTCGATAAAATTCACATTAAATTCACATTGCGTTCGATTTTTACCTATTTTCTTCACATTAAATTCACATTACATGACATAACGCTTTAACGTTATTTATATGCCACATATCCAGGAATTTATTCAAAACGCCAACCTTATTTTTAGTGTTACGTCCTGTCCGTTACATTACCTTTATGTCACACTGTCACAAGTTCGATGTTACACCATATACCCTTTAAAAATGCTCCCAAGTTCATGTAATAAGGGTATCCATATTACCTATTAAATTTATCCCAAGTTTCTATGCTATGTAATATATACCACATTACCTTAAAATTTTATCCCAAGTTCCATGACTAGCGTCACACGAAATTTGTAATATAGGAAAAAATGAGGGTGGGGTGATTAATACGGGGGGTATATTAATAAGGGACTTTATTAGACAATAAATGAAATGCATTTACATTATATAGGGGCGTACATGGTATGCTGTATTGTATCATTACATACATAATATAATAATAAAAAAATAAATTATTATTTATATAAAACATTATTATATATACAATAATATAAATTATTATTTATTACATTACATATTATTACATTATATATTATATATACATAACACATTATATTATTACATTACATTGTATATTATACATAATATATTATTACATAATATTATATTACATTATATACATACACTATATATTACATATAATATAAAGAGTTATAATATTACATTCTATATAGTGCATTATATAGGCACTTATATATAGGAGCTTTATATAACCTGTTATATAGGGGCTTTATATAGGGCTTTATTATTTTTCTTTTTATAACCTCCCATATCCTTGCCCTATATCCACCCCGTTATATCCCGTCATATATTGGGGAATTATAGGCACAAAAAAGCCCCTATATGGGGCTTTCCTTAATTCAAGATGTTACACGCATTACTAAAATTCAGCTATAGCTTGTATATACATTTTAACCTTAGATGGATTGACTTTTGGTGTCACAATATAAGTTATTTTTTTCTTTTCGCCATCCTTGCCCTTTTCCACTATTCTTACGAATGTTCCTTTCTTTACTTGTACGAAAATCCAATCTTTGTTACGCCCTATTTCTTTAGCTTCTCCATCTGTTACGAATTTTCTAAATCCAACTTCTCTTATTTTGACAGCAAATACTATATTTATTCTCTTTTGCACAAAACCTAACACATCAAATTTTCTTTCATTCTCCATGCTCATTATATTATTTAATACTAACATCTCATTTACCCCTTTCATTTAAAAGAGCGTCACATTTCTGTAACGCCCTTCCCCTTATTTATTATGTTTTATTTCCCAAGTTGTTGTATCAAATGGTTTATCTTTACGTCTTACCACTTCCTTTTCCTTGTCATCTTGAAGGAAACAATAGATAACAGCCAGTATCACTATTGAAGCGAAAGTCATTTATATCACCTCGATTCTTTGGTAATCATCAGTGTCCCATATTTGGTGAATAAAGCTATATAATTCCTTCATTACATTACGCCAATTGTCTACATCTTTTACCCTTCTTGCTAATATTACATTACCATATGTCACAGTTAATAACAATTCTATTTCATTATCTACCTTGTGAATTAAGATATTTTGTGTCGCTCCAGTTTCTATAATTATTTGATAACTATTGTTAGCTGGTAAATTATTTACGTAACGGAATAGTATATCTTCCTTTCTTAATATTCCCTTCACTTCGCATATTGTTTGTGTTATATTCATACTCTCACACCTCACATAATTATTTTTTTTAGAGTTGTAACACTCTATACAACTCCCAAACCTTTCGGTTTGGAAGCTGTAACAATGTTACACTGTTACCTATTCATCTAGTAAATCCTCAAACAAGTATTCAGCGAATTTAACCAAATTGAATATTTTTGGATTTATATATATTGTTAGGTGTAACCTGTCATCATGTTCTCTTTGAATAACCCAACTTGCATCTGTTGTTACCTTTGCTCTGTAGTAGTTGTCACCATTGTCATAACTTCTATTGATTAGTGTATCTGTTATACCATCTGTTGAAAATGTTTTTGTAACACCTGTGTTATCAATTTGTTTAAATTTACTTATTTCCACTTCTCTGTCTTTGTTACTACCAACAAATAGAACTTCGGCATCTAAAAAGAAATCCTCATGATATACTGCAAGTAAATTTATAACATTATCTCTTATTTCCTCTAATGTAGGTTCAACACCATTTGTAATTATTTTAAACATATAACACACTCTCCTTTTATAAATATTTTGCGTAAAAGCTATAATCTAACTCATTTTCTTTTAATAACACTGCGAATTCATGGTTACATTCCCAACTGTGACATCTGTCACAAGGGTAACCCCAATCACAAGCTCTGTTACCAAATTCGTCTGCTGAACAGACTTTGTTTAAGACAGTTAACCATAATTGACGATGTAACACCTCTTTAGCTTTTTCTTCTAAACTATCATTATGCCAAACTGGTATTCTATCAGTTCCTAATTCAGTTGTTACATTGTAATAAGATAAATGTCCTATGTCTTCAACTTCATTGCAAACTATTTTTCCATTTAAGAATGTTTGTTCCATATTACATCACACACCTTTATTTATTATTTTTAGAGTTGTAACACTCTATACAACCCCCAAACCTTTCGGTTTGGAAGCTGTAACAATGTTACATAGTGCCTATTTGATTTTCTCAGCTTTATAAATTGCGTAATCGTGACCATAGTTGTTCACTCTGCAATGTAATACGTCATTCACTGCAAACCATTTTTTTCTAAGTGAAACGCAATAAGGAATTTCAGTATAGAAACTAAGTGATACCATTACACTTAATGTTGAGTCGAAATGTATTACTTGTTGTAAGTCAAGTCTATTTGGGAAGTTGTCTAAACCATGCAATTTTAGTAATTTTTTATAATCGTCATGACAAACGTCCACTGGGTCAACATATGTTACATTTTCCCATTCGGGGAAGTAAACTGCTATAACTAAGTTTTCTTCACCTATATCCTCAATTTCAGTTATATTTGTAGAGTCTACTCTAGTAAGTATATAACCTTCTAAATCATGTAATACTTCGGGAAACATTGGTCTAGTGTATCTGTAACCTACTAATTTAATGTTTTCAGCTTGTTCCTTTTGACTAGGTTTTTGTTTGTTATCACCTTTTGTTTCAGTTTTAGTCTTTTTATTTTCCACTTTAGCTTCTTCTTCCTTTGGCATTATTTCTAACATTTCCAATGCTTTATTGAATGATTCCTCTGATTTAAAGTTTTCAACTTTTAAGTCTGCTTTAAATCCTGCTTTTATTTCTTTTACTTGCATTTCTTTTCCTTCTAAAGCATCTAACCAGTAATTTGCTATTTCTTCACCATCTTTGCTAAGTAGTGGGGCAATATTAGTTATCACCTTAATCATTTGGTTTCTAGTAGTTACCTTTGAGAATTTCATAAATTTCACACACCTTTTCATTATTATTTTTTAGAGTTTAGCACTCTATTAGATACCTGTTACAAGCGTAACAGATACCTTAACAATGCTAAAATCTATCTATGACCATTTCTTCTAAGTCCTTTTGGTCTATGACATGAATATTAAAGTTGTCCTTTTCAGCTTGGCGTTTCATTTGACCTTGTAACTTGCTTGTTGTTGTTGAATATTTTGTACTTGTTACATATAAGTTACTACCTTCACCAATTACTGCTATTAAAGTAGTGTAACTAAAAAGCATATCTTTATAAGTCCATTGGTTTGCAGTTCCATAAGCATCTGTGTCCCAACATAGGAATTTGTCTATTACATCTCCGTTACGTGGTACTCTTGTTACCTCGCTGACTGTTTTATTTTCATTCACCTTAGTAAGATTTACTATTTTATACATATCATCACACACCTTTATATTATTTATTAGAGTTAATCACTCTATACACTCTACCAAAGCATGACACCTTGGTAAAGTGGAACAATGATTAATCTTCCAATGCTTTTGCAACATCTAGGATTATTTTGTAATATTTACCTTCGTAATAAGCTGGTATTACTATTACTCTGTTGAACATATCATAAGGGAACTTACCTCCTTCATTGATTACCAAACTTACAAATTCAATGTTTTCTTTATTTTTAGGTAATAAAATTCGGGGATAATAGAAGTCAGCATGTTCCTTTAGCATTAATGCGTTGTCTAAGACCTCAAACATAAATGCTAAATCTGATATTTCAGTTTGATATTTTCCACTTCCAGTAACCTCGAATAATCTAATTGTTTTAGTGTCAAATCCTAAAGAATACTCAGCTGTTATTGTTGGATAGTATTCTACCAATTCCTCTAATCCTATTTCTATATTTTTCATATTGCTCATACATCACACATCCTTTTTATTATTATTGTAGAGTTTAGTCACTCTATACACCTTATCAAGCTGTTACGCTTGATAAAGTGGAACAATGACTAATCTTATTTAGTTGGTAGGTTCATTACAAGGTGTTCATCCATTTCCAATACCTTATCTACATCTAAAGTTAATAAATAATACTCATCTTTGTAGAATATCGGTATTTCTACAGTTTTAGTATCGGGAGAACTAAATAATGGATATTCTTCACCTTGAGGAAGTAATACTTCGTCAAGTAGTAATTCACCTGTTTCCTCTGATACATGGTAGAATGTTTCAAAATCGTAATATGTTTCACCATTATCTACTACCACAAAGACAAATCCTAGGTCATTTACTGTTTCCATGTCTATTAGTCTTTTTAGATTGAAATGTTTTGTTCTGAATTCCATGTCATATTCTGTTATAAATCTACTGTAATGATTATTCACCTTTACCATTTCTTCTAAATTTCTTTTATTATTCATACATCACACATCCTTTTTATTATTTTTATTGTATCAATCACTGTATCAAGCGTTGCAACAATGTTGTAACACTAGAACAATGATTTTAAGCTATATAATTATTAGCTTATGAAAACGTGTAACGTAAAACAAGGTTACACGCTCGATATAAAATAATAATTATATATGCGTGTGTGCGTGTGAACGTATTCAGTTATCAAAGTGCTATTACATACGGACAAATATGGATAAATAAATGTTAGTGTATGTAATACGTGAACGGCTTTAGACGGGCTAGGCTGTACTGTACCTAGTCACTGCGTATCTAATAGAGTACTTTATGAACTTGCTACAATGAAGACTTCTATACTACTACGGGAAGCACACTCTAAAGAGTGTACAACATCTACTAATAGCACTATTCAAGGACTAAATATACGAAGAGTTATCAAGTCTGTATATTTAGCGAGTAGCTTGATTCTTGTGGTAGCTAATTTAAGCTCATAGTTGCTCTATCAGTTAGAACGGATGATAAAATAAAGTGATAATACAATTCTTCTAACTCGTTACGGGTCACAAATTATATACTAGCTTATATAAGCTATGTATTAAATTTGTAACGCTATAAATTTTTCAAAGTGCGTTGTAAGTTGTGGTCTTGCTAACTTACTATTTAACTTTAATGTTAATTTATACTTATACTATAGCAGAATTTTAGCTATGTGGAGCAACTTTTTTTCAAGTTATCGAGTAACATCTATTGGAAGCTAGTAATTGCAATGGGTTGAGGACTAAAATTTTTTTTGAAATAAACGTGACAAATATAATGCTACACGTAATATTAATATAAAATACGGGTATGAAATGGACTGAATTTATAAAAAGAATACAGTAT